GCCTGGAGCTGCACAGTGCTCAACCCCTTGTGGCACCACAGCGCAGTCTGAGGATTCACCTTCAACCTCACTTCACCTTTCGCATTGCAGATCATCGCACGCACAGCGTTCTGGCGGTCCTTGATGGCAGGGTGCGCAGGGCGCACGCGCCGCTCGAACTTCCAGCCGTGCAAGCGTAGCACGTCTTCGATCTCTGTGTAATCGGATTTGTGCCCGTGCTTTTCGCCCGCGCGACCCGCTGGGTCGCCGTAAATATAGACCGTCTTGTTCTTGTGTTCCTTGTACTTCTCGACGAATTCGATTGCCGACTGACGGCTCACCGCACTCTCAAGAACGATCTCATCTAGGAAGAAGGGAACTCCATTGCGGATGACCACAATAGCCGAGCTCAGAGGGGTGAAGTTCTGGTCGTGCGTCCAGTGTAGCGCTTCGTGAGGGAGGATCCGCTCGGTTGTGAAATTCTCCTTGGAGTAGTCCTCATAGATACGACCGCTGGCGGTCTCGAAGCTCGCTCGATATTCCTGATTGTACTGCTTCCGCGACATGGTGCGCTTCGCAGCTTCAATGACGTCTGGCGGGAGAATCTCTTCCGACGTCCAGTGGAACAGCGCCCAGTCGGGGTCGTTGGCGGTGCGTGCATATTCCGCCATGTCGTAATAGTGGTTCAGGCCGTCGGGCACGCCAATGAACCAGCACCAGGCCCGATAGTACGGGCGCGTCGGATTCACGGTGTTGAGCGCGGGCATGATGTTCGCTTGCAGCGCCTCACCCTTCACGTCCGCAATTTCGTCGATCACACCGCCTGTCCAGTTGATACCCTCAATCCGCTGGGGCTGGTCCAGACCGATGATGTGAATCTCGGTCCCGTTGGGCAGGAAGATCTTGAGGTCGGACTCGCTAGGCTTCTTAGGGTGCATGCACGACAGCGTCAGCGCCTTGAGGTCGTCCCACCAGATCTTCTTGGCCTGGTTGTATGTGGGCGCGGCTGCGAAATACTTCTCGCCCGGATACCACATCGCCTGACGTGACAGAAAGCGCTTGGCACGTTCCGTCTTGCCTGAGCGTCGTCCTGCAGGCACAATGGGGAAGCGCACACCGTCTTCGACGGCACGCAACAGCCGAAGTTGAACCTCGTGGTCCTTCAGATGATACCAGCGTGCCATCTGGCGCTCTAGAATGATCTTGCTCATACAGGCGCCCTCGTCGCAAACTCGCGGAAGGCGTCAATGAGGGCCTGCTCACCCGCTTCTCCGCCGTCAGGACGGTCAAGGCCATATATGCTGGCCAGTTTGGCGGCAGCTTGTACGCGGGAAGCGTAGGGGCCATTCTGTGCAGCCTGGCGCAGCACGCTCAGGATTAGAGCACGGTCTTCCTTAGCTTGGGCGTCTTCGTTTTCAGGGGTCGCGCGTTGCAGTTCAGCGATCCGGCGTTGCACATAAGCCTCGCCCATGAACTTCTTCGCGTACTCCACGGCGAAAGCAGCCTGAAACCCTACGCGAAGGCAAGCCTGGAAAGGATCAAAATCCTTTATGTACTCCTGAACGAATAGATCACGAAGGGCCTTTTCTTGACCGGACGGTTCCGGCTCCATGAGCCGAGGATCCAGATATAGACCCGATGTGTTCTCAGCCATGTGGGAACTCCAATCGGATAGTTAAGGCGGATCACCCGCCCAATTTGATCGGAGTATAGCGATTCCGAGGCCGGATACGCAACCAGAATATCAGGGCGAGATTTTGCGGCAAGCCGGCAATTCTGCGGGCTTTTGGCCGGTGTTCCACTCAATAAGGCGAGCCATTCTTGACGCGCATTCACAGAAGGATGTTATCCAATCCTGGCGCGAGTCAATGAGGTCTTTTGTCACTACCAGCTGACGATCCGCTGCCTGCTGGCACTGTTGCACCAGCCCCTCGGGAGGTACTGCCCGCTCCACCTTTGTCACTACTCGGATTTCCGGTGTCGCAGGTGTTGTTGAGCAAGCAGGCAAGATCAGGAGGGATGCGCTGATTAAGATAATTCCGAACAGTTTCATTTGTCTTCTCCAAGGTTGCCAAACGGTTACGCGCGCGAGCATCGTTGTCCGCCAGCACCTTGTAATCGGTCAGCAGGCCCGTGAGGGCCTGTGCATCTTGGAGACGAAGTTCTTTCAGCTCGCCGATTGTCTCTTGCTGCTGACGATTGACCGATTCCACTGCACCCAAGCGCTGCTGAACGGTTTGAAGCTCGTTCTGTGTGGTCAGCAGCGATTTCTCCGTGCGTTCCTTGGATAACCACATACTGAAGGTGAAGCCCGCCGCAGCCACTATCACCGCGATCAGGGCGTACTCTATGACGAGCCGTGTCCTGCTCTTGAAGAAGCCCAGAGCACTTGCGAGCCAGGGCAGCTTAGTCAGCAGAATGGTGATCATCGGCGCGCTCCCGGATGGGTTCGGATGGTTGCTTCTCGATGCCGAGCTTCTTCATCACGATAGACTCGAGCATGCAGATCGTGGCGTTAGCCCCCAGCCAACCTGACACGCCTACGATCACGCCCGTCCATTGCTCGGACAGGTTCATCGCCTGGCACACCAGCAACATCAGCAGGCCAACGAAACCAGCCGCGCCACCCTCCAGAGCTACGAGGCTCCACTTGATTTTCTGACGGCTGTCGATGGTTCGCATGAGATGCCCCATCATACCTCCGAACATAGCGAAGAGCCCGTAGGCCGACGCCTTAAACCACCAGTTATTCCACGGATCTTCCGGCAACATATTTGGACCCCTATTCGATTGATTTCGACAGAGGCCCATGCCCTGTTTCGCGGATAGTACCACATGCGAAACGCATCAAGCTACAGGAATCAAACTACAGCTCAAGCGCGAACCGATCCAACATGCCTTTATCAAACTTGGCGCGGACCTTGCTCGCTGCTTCAGCCTTCGTGATCTTCCCGTCGCGATTCGCATCCAGACCAGCGTTCTGGCGGTAACTGATCTTCGGATCCAGGAACAGAACGGAATCCTCTGCCTGCCCCACGAACTTGGGCATCAGGATCGCCATATACATGTCACTGAGCGTACCGATGCGGGAAGCATAAGGTCGGAAATACTTCTGAACGTAATCCAGCTGATCCACAGCGCTCATGGCTGCCAGCTCCGCGGTGCTGGTGCCCAGGCCCTGCGCAGTGCTCGGCATGAATTGGATGAGTCCGGTGGCGCCGCTGCCCGCTGCATTGCGCACGCTGGGGCTGAACGTCTCGCCCGATTCGAATGCCATGCAGGACATGAGCCAGCTGGCATGCGTTTCGCGGTTCCACTTGAAGCCGTCGCAGATGGCAAACACTTTGTCACGAAAGGCCTGATCGACCTTCTTACCCCAGGCAAGTTTCATCATAAACCCTTTACGTGTTTCCGATTGTCTCGGCGAGTAGCGCGTCGCACCCACCGCAGCACCGCCCACGCCGACACCGTGAGCGCGAGCACCCAGGCCGATGCGACGAGCTGCCACGCTGCGATCGGCCGCGCCTGCACTTGCGCGTGCGCCACGATGTGGCCGGGGTAGCCCCCGAGCGCGTGCGTCCAGTGCCGCAGCGGGGCGTCGGGCTCGTAGCGCGTCACCGTGCCGTCCGCGGCCTCGTGCCACACGTGCATCAGCGGCCCGCGCCGGGACCCCGCCGCGACGAACCGCCCGCCCTGGTCGGCGAGCAGGTCCATCGTGATGGTGACGCAGTTCTGCTTCATGACGGGCGCGCGAGGGGGATTAGATTTCACGCATAAACGGGTCGGATATCGTCACCGTCGCCCCGTTCGGCGCACTCATGTAAAACTGCATCTCGACGGGGTAATCTCCGAAATTCTCCACCCCACCGTGATCCGGCCACGCCGCCCCCGCCAACGAGCCGAATACAGCCGTGAGTGCGCTATTAGCCGTGTTGGAGAGCGAAATTGCGCCGCCGTTGTTCGGCTGACTTACGCGCCTCGGCCCTTCGAGCACCACTCTGCCGTTTTCCGCCCGCGCGACCGTGTGCCACTCAGACGCAGCAACAAACTGCGCATTTGCAGCGATGGCTGCATTGATCGCTGCCGCAACATCTTTTGCCGTGGCCGCCGCCGGGTTAGCCGCGCCAGCCGATCCGTCAATCGTGATTGCGCTATAGGGCGCAATCGTCAGCGAGATATTTTTGTTTGTTGAAAGGTCGAATGGCTGAGAGTTGCCGCCAATGATTTTTGCGCGTCCACGCCCGAGCCACCCCGGAGTCTCGAACTCAATGAACACCTGCCCGCCTGTTTGCAACCAATCTGCCGTAATGCTGGTAATCGGGGCGCCTGCGAGCGAGTCGGGCCACATCCCGCGACGTGTTGCGATCTGCACCCGAGCAGACGTTACGGCCCCGGATGTCGCAACATTAAACCCCGCTCGATATCGGCGTCCGGGCTTGACTTGGATAAATGTGTTGATAGGGACTAGCGCAACACCGGCTGAGGTGAATGTAATTGAGCCATTCGAGGCTGTAACGCTCGGCAGACTAGCGGTATTGAGCCGCCATCCGTGAACAATGATCCCATTCGGGTCTGTTGCACGCAGATCGACTGGCGCATGAGCGAAGATGGGGTTAAAGACCAGATTACGCGGGGACGGAATTTGCTCGGCAATCATCGCAATCTCCTCCGGCGCGACGGGGACAATGCGCCCGGCTTCAAACTCTGTGCGCAGCGCCGACAGAAGTTCCACCATCCCGGCCTCGCTCATGTCGTTGTCGATGTCAAGCGAGTTGAGATAATAGCCCGACGACCCTGCGACAGACCCATCCTTAAGTGCTGCGTCTGTCATCACGCCATGCACTAGCATGTCGCACAAATGCCCAGGCGACGCGGCGATAGCTGCGACTAGCGATGCCGCATGGCCCGGCGCGTCGTAGTCGTTATTTGTTGCCGCGTGGATGTTAAACGTCGCGGCCTGACAAGCTGGCATCGCAGCGGGTCGGCGAATCCCGTCGAAGTTATTTCCACGTAAGTGGATGTGCGCGTCAGATGCACCGCCTACATGCAGCATATGCTTGAAAAACCGCGCCCCCGCCTGTGCGAAATTATTTAGCTGGACGCCCTGTGCTGCGGCGTCCTGAATCGCTCCGGTGAAGTTCCGTTTGCGCAGATAGTGCGCGTCGTAACGACTGGCACTCAACACGGCCGGGAACCGCAGAGCCGGAATCCTGGACGTTGCACGGATTCCGCGCGCCAGATTGGAGGCGTCTTCTTCGCCTGTGCAATATGGACGCGCCGCGCCCGCGTCGGCAACAATGGACGTTACGGTTACGCCGAATTTGTCAGTGCTCAACGCCGAATTAAGCGCCTTGATTGCAGTCACCAGCGAGCCGAGCGTATAGCTAGACAGCGTAAAGTTCCCGATTCGGCACCCGTCCCGGTACAAATTTAGCGTGGTACTCGATAGCTCCATGACGAACGAGTCGCACGGCGTCATGCCCGAGTCCCACCACACACGAATGCCACCGGCAATTGAAAATCCGGCGCGCGTCTTGACAGACTTCGCGCTACCCGATGCGATTGTCAGCAACGAGGATGACGCCTCAGAACCCGCCAGCTCTGCTGCATACGATGCAGTGTATTTCCCGGTCGCGTTGATCGCAGCGACAATCTCGGCAATCGTTGGGTACGTTGCAAACGCCAGCGAGAAATTATCGGCGCCGCCAGCCGTCGTTGCGACAATCTCGGTGGCGGTCACATGCACTGTCGCCGTTGCAGCGGCCCCGGTGTATGTAATGTTGATGCCCGCGTCAGGCGCCTCACTGTCTTGATAGTGCCTCGCGCCGTGCGAAACGACCTCGACGCCGTGCCGATCCCGCAGAGCTTTGATCTGATCCCACGTCATCATCGCGGGATCGCCGGGGTTCGTCCCCGTGACTGACCGCGTATTGGTAGCTAAGTACGGACGAATTCCTGCGTCGGCATACATCGCCGCGAGGCCGTCGTTGCCGGTCCGCCCCCACCACTGATGGTAGGGATGATCCCCACCGATCAGAACATACGCCGCCTGCGCGGACTGGCCGGGCGCGTAGGGTCGATTTCCGGCGGACAATCTAACCCCCCCACCCGGACCCGTTGTGGCTGTGACAATAGGCAGTCTCTCGCCCTCGTCACCCAGGAAATGAGAGAGCGTTTTTTGCTCAATCCCCACAACCATGTTCGAATCCACAGCACGAACATGAACGGGCTGCCCGGATGTAAAGATGACGCTCTCTCGGACACTCACAGAGCGCCAAGTCACGCCGCCGTCTTCGCTTACATCAAACGTGTCATCAAGGGCAGATTTCCCTTGAAGCACGATGATATCAGCAGCGTCAATCTGAAACGTCTGGTCCTTGGCAATGGAAGCAGACATGGCCTGCGTATCATAGACGGGCTTCATTTCATCTCCAATAAAATAGGGCCAACAAAGCGTAGAGGAGGATGCTCAGCAAGACGCCATTCACTACACCGCGAGCCGTGTCAAGATCGTCTTTCATTTGTCAGACTCTCACGAAACCGGCCCGAGTATAACAACCTCGGGCCAGTGATTGCAACTTGGTCAGCTTAGCGCGTGAGCCAATACCCCAGCACAGCGGCAGCAGCCAGCGCGCACAGCGCGATCGCATGTGCGCCAATACCGTAGGGATACCGCCAGTGAGCGCGCGGCTGCTGCGGCCCCTGCTCGTCGCGCAATGCTGCCTCAAGTTCCTTGGCTAACAGCTCAGCTCGTTTGCGCTCCTCCCGCGCCTTACGGCGATGCTCGAAATGTCCTGCAATCGCCTTGGCGCTTTCAGGTGTCATGGGGAATCGTGGAATCATTGCCTTGCCTCGATGGTGTAGAGCGCTTGCTTGGCGCGGGTTGCTGCGACATAGCACAGATTGACTTCTTGTTGCTTCTGCCAATCCTGACGAGCCCACTTGGCGGGGCATTCGTTGCGGCCGAGCCAGAACACGCGGTCAGCCTCCAGGCCCTTGCTCTTGTGGATGGTAGCCAACACCACAGCGTTCTTCTTGTCAGAGAACAGGCTGTCGATGGTGTTGAGCAATGCGGGGATCGTGCGCTCAGTTTCGGGCATGCTATCGATCAGGCAGGTGATGGCACCGATGCGGTCTTCGATTGCTTCCACCTTCGCGTCGTCCTTCTTAGCGAGGGCCTTCTCGACCTCACGGTCACGGTAGGCGTCCAGCTTGGTGAGCAGGTGATCAACGCCCTTCGCGTTCATCTTGTTGATAAGACCCTTCAGCCCCTGCCCAATCTCACGGCCCATCACGGTGACAGGTACGCGAGCGCGGAGGAATCTGTAGGCCATCGTGATCAGCGGTGCAGTCTTACGGCTGACGACGAGGTCGTTCGCTTGAAACATCTTGTGATCCCACCTGCTTCCGAGCTCTTCCACCAGACCTTCGGCAGCACCTTCGGCCGCCTGGATGTGGGACACCCATTGCTGAGCGTACTTGACCACACTGGTCGCGCAGCGGTAGCTGATGCTCAGCGGTAGGCGCACAGCGTCGAATTCCTGAGCGATAAGGTTCAAGGACTCGCTGTCTGCACCGCGGAACCCGTAGATGGCCTGGGCAGGGTCACCCACCGCTACGATGCGCGCACCCTTGCGCATGATCTTCCGAAGCAGTGCGCGCTGAATGGCGTTCGTGTCCTGCGCCTCATCCACGAAGATGAAATCGAACTTCGGCAGGCTGATCCCGTCCTTCACCGCAAGGTAGAGCAAGTCGTCAAAATCGACCATCGGTGCAGCGTTCGACCAGCCCAGCAGCTCGGAGGCCAGCTCCAGGGCACGTCCGAGATCCGCGTTATCGTTTTCGGGTTCGAGGTCGTGGTGGATGCACAGGTCCAGCCAGCTCTGAGTGACGTCAGGGATCAGACAACCGATACCAGCCTGACGCCCCAGGCCCACCAGCTTGGTGATGAAGGCACCGTAGATCCGCGCCTCCTCGCCCTTGAGCTTGGCGTCGCACAGGCGGCGCAGTTTGTCGATCTCGACAGTGCGGACGCCCTTATGCTGGGTGACCGGGCCGTAAGTCAGGGAATGGAACGTGCGAGCATTGACGCCACGGGACTTCAGTTCCTCAGCGATGCTCTTGTTGAACGCCAGGAAGATGGTCGTGCCCCGCGCACGCTTGACGCCCTCAACGATGGTCGTCGTCTTGCCGGAACCTGCGACAGCTTCGATGATAGCGTTGCCGCCGTTCGGGTCTTCAATCAGGTTGAAGATGGCGGTCTGCAGGGGGCTCCAAGTCTTGCTCATGGTGTTCTCCGAAGAATTGAGTACATGGTGGAAAGTGATTGCAGTATAAACGGGCGTTGCAGGATGTGCAAGCCCGTTCTCGATAATCAGCCGATCCAGTAAGTGGCCTTCTGATCTTCACCGTACCGCAGCTCTTCAATCGTGATTCGCGCACCGCGAGCTTCAAGAGAGGCGGACAGCATTCCGGACACCAGATGCAGCGCGTCCTTCCGGCTGATGCTCAGGTAGGTGCAGAGCCCGTCATGGAAGATGCTGTCAGGCTTACCCTCGATCGAGGCGTCAAGGCGCACGCGAAGGCAGAACCTGCCGGAGTTGGTGCGATCCACCTTCTTCACGAAGGCAACAGCCTGCTCGGTGGTAAGCAGATGGGTGACGGTGGTGTATTCGAGCGACATTTTGCATCTCCTAAACGTGTTGGACATGACTGCATTATACAGACACGTCTAAAAGATGCAGGCGACTTCGTGAATTTAATCGCGGGCGAGCATAAGCTGGCGCTGGAGCATCTGCACCGACGCCAGGCTGTCGAGCATCAGATCCAGCAGCGCGTGAAGATTGTTTCTGTTGAGGTCAGCTTCCTGCCCGTGGTTATCGAGACAGGCGGCCTGATACATGTGCAGCGCTGCATCGTAGCGTTGCTGATACACGGTGCTCTTTAGAACCTCTTCCTGCATCGCTTGAACGATCTGAGCTCGGTTCATCATGCCCCCACAGGTTTCCAGGCACCAGTCTGGAGCATACGACGCATCCAGTTATAGGCGAAGGTCTCGAAGTCCTCGTGGCTGATTTCACAGCGCATGGGGGAGTGAGCCTGACCACACTGATAGGCCACGTTCGCCTCGATCAGGATGCGCCACTTGCGCTTGCCATTCTGGCGGAACACGACAATCGGGCGCCCGCCGAACTGCTGTGCAGCGGTGACGCACTGCTTCCACCATGCGTTCAGGTCCAGTTGCTCCTGACGCTTGACTTCCAGGCACATGAGCACAGGGTTCGTGATGTCGGAGCCCCCGACGGCAGACTGGTTCTGGTTGCGCTGGAAGATCGGCTTGGTGGAATAGGGCAAGCCCTCGTCCTTGAGCGCACGGTAGGCAATACCGTTGAGCCAGTCGCAGACCTCACGCTCCCCGCTTTGCCCCTTCTGTCGAATATTGATTCCCATCACTGTTCCTCCAGAATGTCAAGTTCAATATGAGCCTCCGCAATCATTAACCGTGTCTCTGCAATGTCGTCTGCCCACCGTACCATAAAGGATTCATCTTGAAATGGAACGACTATCCTTGTGATTCCTGATTGAATGATTTTCGCGCAGCACGACGCACAGGGTAAGTGAGTAACGTAGATGGTACAAGATTGCACGCTGCGATGAGCAAACAGAAGCGCATTGGATTCTGCGTGAATTGTCCTCAGCAATTTTCGATTTCTACTTTCTACTCCAACCGAGTCATTAAGGCCCCTCGAGAAACCGTTGAAACCTGTGCTCACGATCCGCTGGTTGGAATCTACGATTACAGCACCAACTTTCGTAGATGCGTCTTTGCTCCATTGGGATATGACCCAGGCAAGTTCGAGAAATCTAAAATCCCACTTCCTATCCATTATTCACCTCACAATTAATTGCATATTCTCTGGCGCTTCTGCACCCGCCATGATGACAGATGCTTCCACCATGCCCCATCCGCGAGCCGCAGCAACACAGGTCAGCGTCGATCTTGCGGTGGCGCCACAGTGCAAGCCATCGCCTCCAGAACTTCGCCTTGTAGAGAGCAGTCGATGCCGCTGTGCTACCTGACACCGCCAGGAACACCTCGAGGACGAGCCATGTAGCTTGTGCCCAAGACAGATTCACCCCGTGTAACCACACAGCCAGGCCCACAGCCGACGCAATGCAGGTTAGCGCCACTACTGCGCTGATAGCGAACAATGGCGCGACGCTGCGCTCCTGCTGCGCCCCCACCCATGGGCACTCCGACTGATCGTGCCCCACCCCTCCGCACAGGATACAGATCCTCATTCCTCATCTCCTCGCTGATGCAAACCGATGATCATAAAGTCGAGCGCGGCGAATCCTTCCTGTTGAAATAACGGCGGATGGCATAGCCCCGAACAACGGACAGAGCGGTCATCCACGCCGTAATCTTGAAGTTGTTCTCCAACGGCATCGGAATGTCGTGGAACCAGCAGATCACGGCAGTGGCAATCATGGCAATGACCAGGCCGACTAGCGTATTGACGACAGCCTCGAGCAGGCTATGCAATTTTGCCTGAGCCATTGGGCCTCCCTTCATAGCGATACCACGAAGGCTTCATGGCAATCTTCTCTGCGATACGTGCGCGCACCAGTGCAAGCGCTTCAGGCGTCGGATCGTAGTCCTTGTGGAAGCGCTCGTCCAGCGCATCGAACACACCGTCAGGATCGAGCTCGCTGTCGCGGTTGAAGTTGATAGCCCGACGCTCCAGCTCCGCCCTCAGCAGGGCATAGCGCTTTCGCAGATAGAGGCCTTTATCGTAAAAGAAGCTGACATGCCCGGTGTTGAGCGTGTAGGCCGAAGGGATCTTCTTCAGAACCGCTTCGATCGCGAGCTTGGTGCGTTGCTCGTCGAAGTCGCCCATGTCGTTCTTGTCGAACTCACGTTGCCATGCAGCACGCAAGCTGCGCCGCAAGCTCTTGGGCACCATCTTGATCTCGCGGAACTCAGCGAACAGGTGCTGATCCATGAGTTCCTCGGGCGGAACAAGGTTGATTCGTGTCATCGCCAATCCACTTTCTTCAATCGGGTTGAGGTGTTCGGAATCGTCATTGCGTAGTCCAGGCACACCAGCCGCCCGTCGAGCATACCGAAGTTCTCAGGCTTCAGGTCGCTTAGGAAGGCTGGCACTTGCTCAGGCAGCGCCGACCGATCTACTATAGGCGAAGCCTTGCGCTGTAGCAAGATGCGTCCGTCAGGCGACAGGTATTCGCACGGAGCGAGCCAGTCCGCCACCTTCTTGTAGTGCTCGTGATCGTTCCAGAACCGCATCTCGAGCACGTTGGCGAAGTAACGCCAGTTCTCCTCGGACTCCACCTTCACGACTAGGTCGTCGCGCAGGCGACATTCGAAAACCTTCCGATGGATACCCTCACCGAGCAGCTTGCCACACAGCAGGTTGAAGGCGTCTTCGTATGTCGCACCGTTCATCCGACGTCGTCCTCGGCAATCATCTGCAGAGCGCGGTTGATCGAATCCACTGCTTCTCGAAGGTCGCGTTCGATGTCTTTACCTGCACCGCGCCCACCAGCCACGAGCAGTTTCTTGACCGCATGCTGAACGCACGGGTCAGTGACGTTGAACAGCTTGAGCACCCGATAGACGTCGATGTCCTTCAGATGCGACACGTCCTTGAAATAGTGGGAATGCTTGCGAGCGGGTGCGGTGACCACACTGGTCTGAGTTTGTTCAGCCATGATTACTCCCTGAACGGGTCGGCGCGATGATTTCGTCTCTGGTCATGGCTTGGCCTCTGGGACGGCTGCGAGCGCCGACGCTAAAGATTCAATGGCGCTCATAAGCTCCAGCCACGTTCCTTCTGCTACGCAAAACGCAGCGCACGAGTCTTTGTCGTTAGGCGTATCAACGAAACCTACGCGGCTGACAATTTCCATCTGCGCAACCAGATTGGCTACCGCAACAAGCAACGCGGTCGGCACGCTCGGCGCGGGCTGTGCTCCATGACGTTTCGCTGCCTTCCATGCTGCTGCCCATGTGCCCGACTCTGACCGCCATTCGCGGTCGGTGAATGACTGCGAAAAGTGCTGCTCGAACGCCTCCGACATTCCGGGGTATGGTGCGTCAGGGCTGCGGTGCAGTTCGTTGCTAAATCGCGCCCACGACTTGCGCACGGACTCGTCTTCTTGGCTCGGCGCGGGCTGTGCTTCGGCAGGCACATACCCCCATTGTGCTGCGAGTCGCTTTTGCACTGCCGGGTCGGAGAGGCTGATTTCTTGCTGTTCGCGCAGAGCCTCTTGAATTTTTTCGCTGAGTTTCATTTCTCTTCTCCTTTTGCGCCGGGGAGGGCGTAGAGGCTACTGTTGTGGTGCAGATAGCGATGACCGGGGATAAAATCAACACTAGGGTTCCCGGTGATGCTGTTGATGTGGATTGTTGCAACCGGCTCCTGTTTCTCCATCGCCTCTACCTTGGCTCGCAGGGCGTCGTTTTTAGCGCGTAATTCCATCACGTCATACAAACTCGCTGACTCATACTCTTTTGCGCACCCATTGAAGTACCCGAGTGCTGCTACTCCACAAGCTGCGAGGCGCATTCTTTCTACCTCAAGCTCTTTCTCTACCGCTTCCAATTTGCTGCGCAGGGCGTCGCGCTCTTTCTCAGCCGCTTCGAGGCGGTCGAGGAGTTCGGCAATTGCGGTGGGGTTAGCTGCGGCGATCAGGTGGGCGTTCGCTTCTTGCTGCGGTCCATAACCGCCGTCTGCTTTTGTTGGTCCGCAGGCTGCGACCTCCTGAATTAGCCCGCCGTCAATTCGCGCTTCGACATATCGCGTCAGCTTGCCTGTGACATACCACGGCCCCGGCGTTGCTGCTTGCACCAGTCGGCGCAGCTTGTTGATGTCGATCATTTCGGTTCCTCCGGTGCAGCCACTAGCTGCTGATACGCGATCTCGGCGCCAGTAGTTTTTACGCTCATAGCTTCCTCGAGTAGTACGTGAATAGTTAAGAGGAAACGCGGCCCAGGTACCAGTCCCAGGCCGCGCACCATATTCGTAGGCGTGTGGGGCCCACCCGCTTGCCCGCCCACCCACATGGGCACGCACACGGTGGATCACTCGGGCCGGGCGTCACGGGCTTTGACGACGGGGCTCCCGCTTGCGTCCAGCTTCAAGGAACCCGAGTGAGGGTTGCGTCCGTGAAAGGCTCACGGCGGCCTGTTGCGTCCGGTGAATTATGTGGTCTCCTGCCCCGCCGGAAGGGGAGTCCCAGGCCTCGCAGATTCATCCACCGTGTATAGTGGAGCTCACTGCTGCGCCGTGGGCTGCTACTCGCTGCATACTATAACGCCCACCGTGCCGGAGCACAAGCAGGCGTTTTAGATATCTTGCAGGTGCTAATCAGCTCCGACGCGGGTCAGCGGCCTGGTAGTCAGGGTGAAACACGCCTACGGAGTATTGCAGGGACTTCACCGCGCGGTTACGCGCCTCCACGCACTTACCCTGAGCTTGAAGAGCTTCGGCGTCCTGGAGGCAGAGCTGGGCGCTGCTTTGCATTGGTGCGCCGTTGTCGGCGTGCTTGCGGGCGAGCTGAATGACTTCGAATGCGTTCATGGTGTTCTCCAGATGACCACAGTTAGCAGCAAGCGACGCGCGGGTCAGTGCCGAAGCCCGCAGGCTTAGCGTAGGCCTTGCCATCCACAATCTTATAGACCTTCCAGAACTTGGCTTCCGGGCGGGGCAGACGGATCAGTTCGCCGATCTGCGTGTAGGCCTTGGCGGTGAATTTGATAACAGTCATTTCGTTCTCCTTAGTGCGTTGCGGTATGGTGTAACTATAGGACGAACTTCAGACCGACGCAAGCACTTTCTGCGATGCTTCAGAACTTTTTAACATGGCTCGCTCACTAAGCCCGGCCCGCTAGAACTGCCAGGTCTTTTGGTCGGCGTTTCTGCAAACAGGCCGTGGCTGATCGCGCGCGCCCGCGCATAATGCGGGATTCCTCTATACCATATAACAAATAAACATATTAACACATATATAGAGTAAGTATTATATCGCCCTCCCCCCGACAGGGTCAGCCCCACCCCCGAGATAATACACACATTGGCAAGCCGTGTTTTTGCCGTACTCTTTTGCCGCCCCCATATAAACCTCCCAGCATAATGCCTTGCCTTTAGCACGCTGGGGGCCTTATAGTGCAGCCACATTCACTTCACTTGGAGTATCAAAATGGCACAGCTTGACTTCGACGTCGTTACCTTCGAGCAATTGCATTCCGCCCAAGCTGCACCCGCGCCCCAGCCTACCGCCTGGAACGGTGCTTCGGATATGGACAGCAAACTCGCATCCATTGCAGCGAGCACGCAACAGCAGCTCATGGCGATCAATTTCAATGCGCCCGAAGAACAGCAAGTCTTGGCATTCCTCACTGCGCTTCATGATGCAATGCTTGCGCATGGTGTGCCCGCGCTACCTGTGGAGCAATTCTACAGCACCGATGCATTCGAGCGCTGGAAGCTGTTACTCGCAGACGAGCTTGCGGAAGGTTGCAAGACCCCTCCGAACTTCAACGCCATCATGCCCACGTCAATCTTCGTGCGCGCACTGACGCCGTTCCGCTGTGACAAGCTGAACATGGAAGTCGTTACGTTCGCAGACAGGGTGCAGCGTGCGGCAGAGCTCAAGATGCTGTGGTTATCCGAGCACGATACGTCGGACAAGCGCGCAAAGCGCAACCGAGAAGCTCAACGTCGTTACCATCTACGTCAGAAAGACGACGGCAGTCCGGAAGCGAAGTTGGCCAAGGCAGCCAAGGTGGCCTATGAGGAATATATCGAGGCATGCAGACAGCGCAAGGAGGCGGAGGCTCAATGGGACGAGTACGTCAGGCAAGTAACGGAGCAAGCACGGGCACAGCGAGCCCACACCATGGCGCAATGGAACCATCATGTGTCGGACAAGAAGGCGGCCTGGGAGGCTATCAAGGCGCAGAAGCCGCTCAATTAAACATGTGTTGCGATAACATAGCGAACGCGCTACACTACTGAGCCATTCGGGGTGCCGCGTTCGCGCCCCCGCTAGTCTGACCGGGGACCCATAATGACGGAAGTTGAAAAGACTGCTCAGCAGGAGTTTGACGAGATCTATATCACGTCAAGCGAAATCGGCCAAGAGCTTGGTGTATGCCGTGCCACCCTTGTGCATGCGCGACGTCGGGGCCTGCTGCCCGATCCGATTATCGTTAATGGTGCGCAGATCTTCATCTGGAAGCGGGATGTCGTTCGCCCGTACCTTGACGCATGGAAGCTCATGCTCCAAGCACGGAGGGGCGAGCTGGTATGACCACACGCGCTCAGGCATGGGCGCGCCTTCCAGCTGAGCTCAAATACCTGCGCCAATGGTGTGTCGCTGGCGCTAACAAGGCTCCGCTGTCGGTCGGCCCTGACGGAAAACTATTCAACGCCTCTGTGACTCACCCGTCGCAGTGGATGGACTTCGAAACGGCTGCACAGGTAGCGTTCGCCAACGGTTACGACATCGGGTTCGTGCTGCACGAGTCGGACCCTTACTCGTGCATAGACTTGGACGTCAAGGACGCCCAGAACTGCCCCGACAAGCCCGAACTCTGGACGACCCCTGACCAGTACGATCTATTCTATCGGATCATGCTGGGCTTCGACAGCTATGCGGAAGCATCGCGCAGCGGGAAGGGTCTGCATATATGGGTTCGCGGTAACATCGGGAAGGGTGTGCGTCGCGACGGCGTGGAGATCTACTCGCAAGAGCGGTTTATCATCTGCACCGGCAGCGTCGTTCAGGACAAGCCCGTTCGCGAGTGCCAGCCCATGCTGCTCAACATGGCGTCGCAGATGCGGCCCAAGGAACAGGCAGCTGACTTCGCGCTGGAAGAGCTTGCAGCGGATGAGGACGATTGGTCTGTGCTGGTGCGCGCGGTGGGCGCGGCCAACTCGGACAAGTTCTGCGGGCTGTGGCTTGGGCAATGGGAGTCGATGGGCTTCCCGAGCCAATCAGAAGCAGACCTTGCGCTCATGTCCATGCTCACTTTCTACAGCCCATCGAATGACCAGTGCCGACGGTTGTTCCGTGACTCTGCGCTGGGCAAGCGTGAGAAGTCCGTCAAGGACGACCGCTACCTCAACCGCACCCTGGCGACCATTCGTTCGCGTGAAGCACGGGAGAAGTCCGTCAATGCCAGCGCACTGGTACAGGCGGCCGATACCATGCTGGAAGCGCGCAGGCTTGCCATGCAGGAGGTGCAGCGACTCCAGGGCGGTATGCCCGCGGCTGGTGCCCCACAGCAGCGCACAGCGGTCCCGCTACACGTACAGGGGCGCGGTGACCCCGTACAGCTGAGTCAGCCCACCCCTGTCGCCGCTACCATGGCGGGCCCAGTGTCCATGGACGTCGTGCAAGCGGGTTCGAAGGGCTTACCCTGGCCGCCTGGGTTCGCTGGACGGATTGCGCAGTACATCTATCAGAGCGCACCGCGCCCCGTCAAGGAAGTCGCGATCGTTGCATCGCTGGGCCTGCTGGCGGGCTTGTGTGGTAAAGCCTGGCACATTCCGCAGTCCGGTCTGAACATGTATATCATTCTCGTGGCGCGTTCTGCTATCGGGAAAGAGGCGATGCACAGCGGGATCAGTTCGCTGATTCGTGCTTGCACCTCCAACATGCCCACGTTCCACAATTTCATCGACTTCACAGACTTTGCGTCGGGCCCTGCACTTATCAAGGCGTGCGCCAACAATCCGTCGTTCGTGAATGTGTCGGGCGAGTGGGGGCGCAAGCTCAAGCGCTTGGCGCACGACGACCGCGACGGGCCGCTCAGCACACTGCGAACGCAGATGACGAACCTGTATCAGAAGTCCGGCCCGCAATCCATTGTCGGGGGCATCGGGTATTCGAACAAGGATAACAACATCGCGTCAATCAGCGGTGTGGCATACAGCATGATCGGTGAAACCACCCCGAGCACGTTCTACGAGGCGCTCACTGAGTCGATGATGGAAGACGGGTTCCTTTCCCGCTTCTTGATCATTGAGTATGACGGCGAGAGGCCTGCCTTGAACACATCGCAGGCCATGCACCCTGACGCCGCACTTCAGGACGCGCTTGTCAAATTGGCGTTCCAGGCGCAGAATCTGATCGGTGGGCAGACGTCCCAGCCACTTGGGCGCACCGAGGAAGCTGCTCAAGTTATGTGGGCGTTCGAACAGGAGTGCGACCGTGAGATCAACAGCACGGACGACGAGTCTCGACGGCAAATGTGGAACCGTGCTGCGCTCAAGGTGCTGCGCACCGCGGGCCTGCTTGCAGTCGCGGATAATTGGATCAACCCTTGTGTCACGAAGGAGCATCTGGACTGGGCACTGGACGTGATTCGCAGAGACATCCTGATTATGAGCAGGCGCCTGGACACGGGTGACGTCGGTACAGGCGACACAGCGCGCGAACGCAAGCTCATGGCCTTGCTGCGTGACTACCTGACGAACACTCTACCCCCGAGTTACAAGGTGCCTGAGGAGATGCGACAGAACAGCATCGTTCCGCGAAGCTACCTCCAGATTCGTGTGTCGCGTGTGGCGTCGTATTACAACCATCGCGCGGGGCAGAACGCGGCGCTAGACCTTGCCATCCAATCTGCTGTGAATAACGGCTACCTCATGGAGGTGGATAAAGCGAAGGTCGCGGAGGCGTACAACTATCACGGGCGCGCCTACAGAATCATTCGTCTGCCTGACTATGCAGCGCAGGCAAAGAAATCCTAAGCCGATGCAAAATATCCAGAAAATGGGCTTGCCGGCTCGCGTTCGTTGCGTTACATTAACGCTCATGCAGTTCAACCACAGCACAGGAGAGTAAGATGAGCCAGCAAGCTGCCAAGCGCCGCAGGACCCAAGCGAAGATGAACTTCGCGCACATCCACCACACCAAGCGTCCGCACTACAAGAAGCGTATCCTGAGTGTGGCGGAATCCATCGCTCGCGAGCGCCGCATCGCCGCCCGCATCGCCGCATCGTCCAAGAAAAAGTGAGGGCAGTATGAAACTCAATGTGAAAGCTCTTCACCCGGACGCCATCGTGCCGCAGTATGCGACCGTCGGCGCCGCGTGCTTCGACTTGCATGCGCTGATGTTCCCTGCGGACGAATCGTATGCTCACGTCAATCCTGGTACGCCAACCGTGATCCGTACTGGGCTGGCGTTCGAAATCCCCGACGGTTACGTGATGCTGATTTTCAGTCGCAGTGGCCACGGGTTCAAGAACGACATTCGCCTCGCTAACTGTGTCGGTGTCATTGACAGCGACTACCGGGGCGAGGTGCAGGTCAAGCTCACCAATGACAACAGCGACGGCAATTTCCTCACGGTGAAGCATGGTGACCGCATTGCGCAAGCAATGATCGTCCCTGTGGAGCGTGTGGAGCTGGTGCAAGTCGATGAGCTGTCTTCCACCGAGCGCGGTGAAGGCGGGTTCGGCAGCACTGGCACCGAGCGCAAGTTCTTCGGCATGCCTCAGGAGTGACCACAGCCATGACGCTCATTCCCGAAAACCAAGTCACCCAGGCCGATCTGGCCGAGTGGTACAAGCTCCAGGAGGAGCTGAAGAAGGTCAAGGCACGCGAGATGCTTCTCCGCACCAAGATCTTCGGGTACTTCTTCTCATCCCCCGTGGAAGGAACGAACAGCTATGATCTTCCGGACGGCTATGTGCTCAAGGGTAAGCACACGATCAACCGTGAAGTGGATCCTGGCGCGTTCCAGGCGATGCGCGAACAGTTCTCCCAGGCCGGCATCCACCCCGACGCCATGGTCCAGTGGAAACCTTCGCTCAAGCTCAAAGAATACCGCGAGCTGACCGCCGAGCAGATCCAGCTCTTCGACCAGTGCCTGATCGTGAAGCCCGGTTCGCCTGCGCTGGAAATCGTGCTCCCGAAGAAACGTGCGGCAGCGGGGGGCACAAAATGCGGGTGACCATAATCGCTGATGCGTCGTTCTGTCCTGACACGAACGTCGCCGGTTATGGATATTGGATTGCATCCGAACGTGGCAAACAAGGTGGAGGCGGTGAAATGAAGTGCCGTGTAAAGGGTAACATCGCAGCAGAGATGCAAGCTGTAGTGAATGCCCTCTACATTGCGCACCGCCTCCAGCTTGTGCAGGCAGAGGACGAAGTTCTTATCCAGACTGACTGCATGGCTGCAATTGATGCGTTCGAGGGTAAGCGGAGGAATCTGCCTGCCCAGGAATGGGAAGCGGTGAAGGTACTTCGCCGCCTGCGTTCCGACCATAGCCTGAAAGTCGTGTTCCGGCATGTAAAGGGGCACACAGGCAAGAAGGAGGCGCGGTTCGTTACGAACAATCTCTGTGACAAGCGCGCCAAAGAAGCAATGAGAAGGGCTCGCGCCCGTGTTCAATTGGAGATGCAATGAATCAACCGAATTACGAAGGCAAGGGCGCTATCGCTCTGGACGTGCTAGATCACGGGTTCGTGGCCCTGCGCAACATGTCGGGCCCGAACCGTCGCCCGGACGCACCGTTCGACGCGGACGATATCGATCCGGCACAGTCCGCTCGTATGTCGTTTGACCAGATGGACAGTGACCGCACCCGCGACGCGGATCTGAAGTTGGCGGACTATCTGATGCGCAACTGGCACACCAGCCCGTTCGAGATGGTGGAGATCTGGCTGGAAATGAAGATGCCCATCTTCGTCGCTCGACAGTTCGTGCGCCACCGCACCGCTACCATCAACGAGGTCAGCGGTCGCTATGTGCAGCTCCCGGCGGAGTGGTACATTCCGGAATTCGTGGGCGGTAAGGCTGCCAACAAGAAGCAGGGGCAGGAAGACAACCTGGACAAGCCTACTCAGGAATGGTTCCGCCACATGCTGGATAGTCAGTGCGGGATATCCTATAACCTGTATCAGGAAGCTCTGGAACGCGGTGTCGCTGCTGAGCACGCGCGGACGCTGCTGCACCTCAACCACTATACGCACTGGCTCTGGAAGCAAGACCTGCATAACATGCTGAACTTCCTGCGCTTGCGCGACCACAGCCACGCGCAGATCGAGTCACAGCGCTACGCCCAGGCAGTTGATCGACTGTTGCGTCAGTACCTGCCGAACAGCATGGCGCTCTATGACAAGTATCGCCGTCTGGAGGGATAAATGATCAAGCCTATGCTCGCTGAGGACTATGTCGAGTCCAAGATCCGATTTCCGGTATTGGCTCAACCGAAGATCGACGGTGTGCGGGCCTGCAACTTGGAGGGCGCCTTGACCGGGCGTTCTCTCAAAAAGCACGCCAACCGCTACACGACCGACTTCTACTCGCGCCCAGAGTATCTTGGCTTCGACGGGGAAATGGCTGCTGAGCACGAGTGCCACGCTGACCTGTGTCGTATTACATCGAGCGCACTGAGTACCATCGAAGGCACCCCTTACACACTGTGGCATCTATTTGACTATATCACGCCGGATACCATCGGTCTGAAATACCACGAGCGCATGAGCAAGCTCAGGCACTACGTGGCGCAGCTTGCCGGCGTAGGCCACGATCGACTCCGCGTCATCCCTACCTACCAGGCGAACAACTTGGAGGGGCTGCTGCACCTGGATGACATGTGGTTAGACATGGGGTACGAAGGCACCATCATTCGAGACCCTGAAGGTCTCTACAAGCAAGGCCGCAGCACCGTCCGCGAGGGTGGCCTGCTGCGCATCAAGCGGTTCATTGAAGAGGAAGCTGTCGTCGTGTCCGTTACAGAAGGGCAGACAAACCTCAATGAAGCACAGACCAATGAACTCGGCCTGACTGAACGCTCTACGCATCAAGCCAACATGGTTCCGAACGGAATGGTAGGCTCCATGGAATGCAGGGTGCTGAAGACCGTCAAAGACCGCGATAAGGTGCTGTTCGAGAAAGACCAGATTATCACGGTCGGTGCTGGGCGTATGACCCATGACGACCGCCTGCGCTACTTCAAGAATCAATCCTTGCTGTTGGGGCAGACGATCAAATTCAAGACCTTTCCAAAGGGCGTGAAAGACAAGCCCCGTTTCCCGACCTTCCAGACTATCCGTGCAACCAGTGATCTCTAAGGAGAAGTGAAATGAAACGTATCGGGGTGAAGAAAACCGCTTATGTGATGACAGGAGGGCCCATGGACGGTCAGACATTGTATCTGTCCAGCCCGGGAACCCTGTCTTTCAGCTTGCATGGGCAGACTGGGCACTATGACTCTGAGAATGTGTGGGTGCCCGCATGAAAGAAGCCTACATCGACGCTCCGCGGTTTCACAAGGCGTCGCTCAAGCTGATTGCACTCTGTGATGAAATCGTCACGGACTACAATGGGCAGGGATACCGGCTGACGATCCGCCAGCTTTACTACCAGCTCGTGGCGCGTGGGCATATCGAGAACACCGTGCGCAGTTATGACAACATCGTCGCCCTGATGACGAATGCTCGGCTCGCCGGTCTTATCGACTGGGACGCTATCGAAGACCGCACGCGCGGCATCCTGGAGCGCTCGCACTGGTCCAGCGGTAGCGACATTCTGCAAGCGTGCGCGCAGAGCTATCACGAAGATCTGTGGTCGGATCAACCGAATCGCGTCATCGTCGTGGTGGAGAAGGAAGCGCTGGCAGGCGTGCTGGAGCGCACCTGCAAGGAATGGGATGTTCCGCTCCTTCCTGCTCGCGGATATCCTAGCGCCACCACGTTGCGCGAGCTGGCCAAGACCCGTATAATGCGGGCAAGCCAGGAAATTGTGGTCTTGCACCTTGGAGACCATGACCCTAGCGGCATCGACATGTCGCGCGACCTGCACGAACGTCTCGAGCTGTTCAGCAGGCACCGCGTGAGCATTGACTTCCGCAGGCTGGCCTTGAACATGGATCAGGTTGAGGAGCAGAACCCTCCACCGAACCCTGCCAAGGTCACTGACAGCCGTTATGAGTCCTATCGGGCGCAGTACGGTGAGGAAAGCTGGGAGCTCGATGCGCTCAGCCCGCAATATCTGCATCGTCTCGTGAGCAAAGAAGTTGAAAGTCTGGTAGAGTTCAGCCTTTGGAACGAACGCTGCAAGGAAGTTGAAGAAGTACGGGGTCGGCTGCAAAAGCTCGCCGACGAGTTTGACAAAGGAGAAGGCTGATGGCTTTGCAATTCACCACAGCTGAGCAGGCGTCACAGCTCTCCGGAGTGAAGACGCTGGTCTATGGTGGCGCGGGTATGGGTAAGACGGTTCTGTCCGCCACCCTGCCTGCCCCTGTGCTGATCAGCGCCGAGTCCGGTGTGCTGTCGCTCCGCAAGGCTAACCTGGAGCGCCTGTTCGGTGTGGGCAATCCGAACATCTGTTACAACATGCCCATCATCACCGTGACGAACGTGCAAGACCTGACGGACGCCTATGAGTGGTGTGCTCGAAGCGCGGAAGCGAAGCAATTCGCAAGCGTCGGCCTGGACAGCATTTCCGAGATTGCTGAGGTCGTGCTCAACAATGCCAAGCGGCAGGTCAAGGACCCGCGCCAGGCCTACGGTGAGCTGATCGAGAAGATGGAGACGCTGATCCGCCTGTTCCGAGACCTGCCCGGGAAGAACGTCTATGTGGCTGCGAAGATGGAGCCCATGAAGGACGAGATGACTGGTGTGGTCAAGTACGGCCCATCGATGCCCGGCTCCAAGCTGGGTTCGAAGATCCCGTATTTCTTCGATGAAGTATTCCGCCTTGGTGTCAATAAGACACCACAGGGTGAAACCTATCGATTCTTGCAGACTCAACCCGATCTGCAGTTCGAAGCAAAGGATCGGAGTGGCGCACTCGCTCCGTTGGAACCTCCTTTCCTCAGTGCGTGTTTTGCCAAAATCCTAGGAGCTTAAAAGCCATGGCACAATTGAACTTTGATGCAACAAAAGTCGCCCCCGAGATGGGGTTCGAAACCGTCCCCGCGGGCTGGTACAACGCGATGATCGACGAGTCGGAGATGAAGCCGACCAAGGACGGCTCCGGTGCTTACCTCGAGACCCGCTTCAACATCATCGACGGCCAGTACGCCAACCGCAAGATCTACATGCGCCTGAACCTGCGTAACACCAATCCGGTGGCCCAGGAATTCGCCTACAAGCAACTGTCGGCGATCGCGCACGCTGTCGGCGTTCTGCACGTCCAGGACTCCAGCCAGCTGCACGGCCTGCCCATGAAGATCAAGGTGAAGCTCCGCAAGGACACCTCCGGTCAGTACGAGGACTCCAACGAGATCAGCTCGATCAAGAACATCAACGAGCAGGTCGATATGGGCTCCCAGGCTGCCTCCCCGGCAGGTGGCTTCGGCGGTGCGCCGGCCGGTGGCATGCCTCCGGGCTTCGGTGCTCCGCAGCAAGCTCCGGTTCAGCAGCCCCAGCAACAGTGGCAGCAGCCGCAGAACTTCGGCCAGGCACCCCAGCAGGCTCCCGCACCGCAAGCCGCTCCGCAGCAGCCGTGGCAGCAAGCACCGGCCCCGCAACAGGCACCCCAGCCGCAACAGGCCCCGGCGCAAGCTGCACCGCCCCAGCAACCCTGGCAGCAGCCCGCAGCGGCCCAGCCCTGGCAGCAAGCGCCCCAGCAAGCCGCTCCGGCACCCCAGCAGGCAGCGCCGGCGGGTTTCAATCCGCAGACCGCCACCCCGCCCTGGGCTCAACCTCAGCAGTAAGCTGATCAGCATGGAGGGCGCACTCGAAAGGGTGCGCCCTCTTTTTCCGAGGGATGTGATAATGGCAGATGATGCTGACCGCGCACTCAAAGACGCAGAAGTGCTGGATGAGGCGCATATTCGGGAGGTAAGCGCAAGAGCGGCGAACATGCCCAAGGGTGTGCCTGGTATCTGCAAGCACTGTGACGAACACTTCGAACGACTGGTTGGCGGGCACTGCGGACGGTGCCGGGACTTGCTCAAGCTCCCCTAAGCCCTCTGAGTCATATAAGGAGGCGTGATGCCTAATGTAATTCTCGCGACGCACACTATCGCAAAGATTGACGCAATGGTGAAGGCGGATCAAGGGTCTGCCTTCCGTGGGTGGCTCGGAAAGGTGATCGGGCACATCGGTGACGCATACCGCACGGGAAACGAGGGCCATCGCTCCCACATGGGCGCATCGTTGATCGGCGGTGAGTGTGCTCGCGCGATCTGGTATAACTTCCGCTGGGCAACGAAATCGAACTTCGAGGGTCGTCTGCTGCGCTTGTTCAATCGGGGGCACCTGGAGGAAGCACGTTTCATCGCAATGCTGCTGATGATCGGTTGCGACATCTACCAGCAAGACGAGAACGGGAACCAGTTCCGCATCTCTCACGCCGAGGGCCACTTCGGCGGTAGCGGTGACGGTGTCGCTGTGGGGATCCCTGATCTGCCTCCAGGCACTGCTGCGCTGACAGAGTTCAAGACTCACAACGACAAGTCCTTCACCGAGCTGAAGGCCAAGGGTGTGCGTGACGCCAAGTTCGAGCACTACGTTCAGATGAACGTGTATATGCGCAAGATGGGCATCGCTGTTGCGTTGTACCTTGCAGTAAATAAGAACACCGACGAACTCTACGGCGAGATCATTCCTCTGGATAGCGAGGTGGCAGATCAGTTCTTGGACCGCGGGGAGAAGATCGTATGGATGCCCGAGCCCCCGAACAAGTTGAGCGAGTCCCCAGGATTCTTTAAATGCAGATGGTGTGACCACAGGCCTGTCTGCCACCTCAAGGCTGCTCCGGATAAGAACTGCCGGACGTGTGCCTACAGCGAACCCGCTGAAGGTGCCAAGTGGATCTGCAACAGGCCTATCCAACCTATGGGCGAAGGTGCCAACGAAGTGATCTCCAAAGAAGTGCAGCTGACAGGCTGCAAGGACTACACGCCCCGGAAGGTGTTCGGATGATCCAAGCTCGAAGCTATCAAACGGAGGCGGTCAGCGCGATCTATACTTACTTCGGGAATAACACGGGGAACCCTGTCGTCGCTATGCCCACTGGTACGGGTAAGAGCGTCGTGATCGCGATGTTCCTGGAATCGGTGTTCAAGTATTACCCGAATCAGCGAGTCATGATCCTTACTCACGTCAAGGAGCTGATTCAGCAGAACTACGAGAAGCTGATGAGCCTGTGGGCCTTTGCGCCAGCCGGTGTGTATAGCGCAGGGCTTAACAGGCGTGACACGCATGCGCCCATCACCTTTGCTGGTATCGGTTCGGTCGCCAAGAAGTGGGCCATGTTCGGCCATGTGGATCTTGTCATCATTGACGAAGCGCACCTCGTAAGCCCCAGCGAAGCGACGATGTACCAGACGTTCCTGTCGGGACTCATGAGCATCAACCCGAACTTGAAGGTGATCGGTTTGACTGCTACCCCGTGGAGGCTTGGGCATGGCAAGCTGACCGACCCTGTGAAGAACGACAAGGGTGAAGAAGTCCCAGGCCTATTCACGGACATCTGTTTCGACATCACAGGCATCGAGGCGTTCAATCGACTCATTGCTGAGGGCTTCCTTGCGCCGTTGGTGCCCAAGAGCACTGTGACGAAGTTGGAAGTGGATGGCGTTCATATGCGCGGCGGCGAGTTCATAGCGAGCGAGCTGCAAACGGCTGTCGATAAGATGGACATCACAGTCGCAGCAGTCAAGGAGGCGCTGGAGCTAGGCTGGAACCGGAATCACTGGCTGGTGTTCGCTGCCGGTGTGGAACATGCTATCCACACCGCTGAGATCATGAACGACATGGGGATCCCGACTGTCGCGATTCACTCCAAGATGGGTGACAAGGAACGCGACAATGCGATCAGGGACTTCAAGGCTGGGAAGTACCGCGCGGCTGTGAATAACAACGTGCTGACCACAGGGTTCGACTTCCCAGCCATTGACCTGATCCTCTGTCTGAGGCCTACCGCGTCAGCTGTGCTATGGGTGCAGATGCTTGGCCGTGGTACGCGCCCAAGCCCTTGGACAGGGAAGGAGAATTGCCTGGTGCTCGACTTTGCGAACAACACGCGCAGGCTCGGGCCGATCAATGACCCTGTGGTTCCTCGTCGTAAGGGTGAGAAGGGAGGCGATGCACCTGTCAAGGAATGCCCGTGCTGCCGCACATGGGTTCATGCCAGCCTGCGCTGGTGCAATGGCCTGATGCCTGACGGTTCGAACTGCACATACGAATTCAAGTTCCAGACCAAGCTGAAGCAGGGCGCCAGCACAGCGGAGCTGATCAAGGGTGACATGCCTGTCGTTGAAGTGTTCAAGGTGGATCATATCACCTATATCGAGCACAAGAAGGACGGCAGGCCTCCAATGATGAAGGCCACCTACTATTGCGGGTATCGGATGTTCGAAGAGTTCGTCTGTGTCGAGCATACGAACTATGCGGGCAAGAAGGCGCGCGACTGGTGGCGTGCGCGTAGCGACGAGCCTATGCCCAGCACTACAGCGGAAGCGCTGGAGCGGGCTGACAGGGTACGCACGCCAACGCACCTGAGAGTCTGGATCAACAAGAAGTATCCGGAAATCCTTGCGACGTGCTTTGATGGCACAGCGTTCGGCACTCAGGAAGCAAGTGACGGCGACGATGGCCCCAGCGTGCAGACGCACCACAGCGCACCGCTTGAGGATCAACGGGCAAGCGAACCGACCAGCTATGCGGATCTGGACGATGATATTCCGTTCTAATCGATTTTTAGATGTCGATAAAAATCTTTTTACGGGCAAGCAAGCCTGAAAAAGGGGCTTGCATCTTTGTCCAGTTCGTCTATAGTACGATTCATGGATGCAGCGGTGCATCAGACAACGGTCGAAAGACCATCTCCCTCTAGGAGCTTAAAATGATCAACTTCAACGAACTGGGCAAAGTGGAACTCCGTCAGGCCTGCAAGGAAGCTGGCATCAAGAACTACGGCAAGATGAACAATGACGGCATGCGTGCCGCACTGGAAGCGCACTCCAAGCCTGTGCAAGAACAGGTGGAAGCTGTGGTCACCAAGGTAGTACAGGAAGAAGCACCTGTCAGCACCCCGAGCGGTCTGGCAACGATGGTTCAACAGATGGGTGCCAACCAGAAGAAGGAAGAGGAGCGCAGCGCTCCCGCCGCTGCCAAGCGCACCAGCAGCGGCCTGAAGATTGAAAAGGCCCGCGAAGAACGCAACGGCATCAAGAAGCCTTCCGTGGGCGGTCAGTGCCGCGCTGTGTGGGATGCGCTGGATGACATGGTGGCAGCGGGCACTCAGCCTACCGCCAAGCACGTGAAGGCGCTGGCTGAAGAGCGCGGCTGGAATGCGAACAATGCGTCCATCGAGTTCTACCAGTGGCGCAAGTTCAACGGCATCCGCGGCCGTCAGTAATAACAGCAACGAGGGGCGAAAGCCCCTCCGGAGGTACTCTTTAGATGCGAGGCGAAGATGTACGTTAGTCTTGACATGCAGAACATGAGGATCGTTCATAAGCATTCGTCCGTGAATGCTGTGTGCGGTCTGGTCCATATTGAACTCCCCGACGTCGCAGTGAATGTCTGTCCGATCGACATGGCAGTCAAGCACAAGACCGACATGGAGATCAAGATGCTTTTCCGATCGTGCTTTCCGGGGCAAACTGACCACATGCCCGTCGCGGAGATGAAGTCCAAGATCCTCCAGTTTGCGGAAGAGTTCCCTGTTACGGATCTGGACGAGCTTGAAGTCAGGCGCCAGGCAGACAGTATTCGGGACGGCGACAAGAAGGCCTACAAGTATGTGAAGGGTTCGTTCCGCGCTTCCCGTCCTGCGGAGTTGTTTGCCGACGCTACGGGCGACGCTGTGCGTGCCGGTGCTACCGTACCGGCCAGCAGTGCTGCGCGGCCTGCGCGGCCCGCTGCCGCCCCGCGCGCTGCAACTGGTGCTCCAAGGGCCAGCGGTGTGCGCGAGAAGATCTGGGCAGTCGCTGACCGCATGTGGGAGGAAGCTGGAAAGCCAACTGAAAAGAGCACAGTCCTCGCCTTGCGCAAGGATATCATGAGCGCACTGGAGCAGGATGGGGTGAAGCGCACCAGCAGCTCCAATGAGCTCGGCAACTGGCAGAAAGCGCGCATCGCGTAAGATATCCGATTTGCCCTCTTGCACTCCTGCTCCTGGAGTGTTACATTGCAATCCCGTCCATCAAAGGACTGTATTCACTTTCACTGGAGAAAGACCATGACCGAGAAGACCGCCGAACAGATCGCTGCCGAGCAGGCCGAAGCCCAGCGCAAGGCTGACGAAAAAGCTGCCGAGAAGGCCCGCAAGGAAGCCGAGAAGGCTGAAGCGAAGGCCAAGCGCGAAGCCGAAGCTGCCGAGAAGAAGGCCCAGGAAAAGGCCGACCGCGAAGCCAAGAAGGCTGCCGAGAAGGCGGCGAAGGAACAAGCCAAGCTCGATGCCAAGGCTGCCCGCGAAGCCACCCGCATGCCGGAGCAGAACGGTATCCGCCGTCCGAAGCCCGACACCCTCTGCGGCAAGGCCTGGGGCATCTTCGACAGCGTGTCGCAGAAGAACGGCGCTCCCGCGTCCATCGGCGAGTCCATGGAACTGGCCAAGGCCGACGGTCTGAACGAAGCCAACGTCCGTGCCGAATACGCCCGCTGGCGCAAGTTCCACGGCATCACCGGCCGTATCGAGTCCCCGAAGGCCGAAACGACCTCCTCCGGCGCCGAGCAGGCCTAACCTGCTACAATAAAGCACCCTGGGCATCCGCCCAGCGGGAAACCTGCAAAGGGGCAGAGATGCCCCTTTGCTATCTACCCCGGAGGTTCCATGAACTTACAACCAATCGAGAAGCGCACCAAGAGCGGTGACGTCCTGCTGTCCCTACACAGCATCTTTCACACCATCCAGGGCGAAGGCCCTTTCTGCGGAACTCCTTCCGTATTCGTCCGACTCGCAGGGTGCAATCTCCAATGCCCCGCATGCGACACCGACTACACCCAAGGCCGGCGCGTTGCAAGCACCCAAGAGATCCTCGCCAAGGTGCAGGAATACCAGTCGAGCGGCCTTGTGGTCATCACCGGCGGCGAACCATTTCGCCAGGACATCACACGACTCCTCAACGTGCTGACCGATGCGGGCTTCTATGTCCAGATCGAGACTAACGGTACGCTCGAACCTGTCGAGTACCCTTACAGCACCATGCCCGACATTCGAACGGGCGTCTATGTGGTGTGCAGCCCCAAAGCTGGTAAGGTGCATCCCCGCACCAACGACGTTGCCTGCTGCTTCAAATACGTGATCGCACATGACAGCATCCATGAGGATGACGGTCTGCCCTTGCGCGCTCTGGAGCATCAGGCAAGCCCGTATGTCGCCCGTCCGCCCAAGAACTGGGCGCGTCCGATTTACCTGCAACCGATGGACGCTAAAGACGACAGCATCAACCGACTGAACTTGCAAGCGGCCATCCGCTCCTGCATGAAGTTCGGTTACATCCTTCAACTACAGATCCACAAGATCATCGAAATGGAGTGAGCTATGTGCGCAATCATTGGCGCCTTGGTGTGGGGCTTGACCACACCTGAAGCACGGTCACAGGCCAACAGCCTGCTGAACCATATCATTCAGCAGAGCCACGAGCGCGGTCGCGACGGTCGGGGCTTCCTGACGAACTACGGTGACGACATCGTTATCGAGAAGAGCACCGACCGCAAGGACGCGAAGGACTGGACGTCTGTCGAGTTCTTCAAGAGCGACGTGTCGTCCGCTACCTTTATCAGCAACCTGCGAGCCGAGCCGACAACCGAGTACGTCGCTGACAAGTCCCAGGACGATCAGCAACCTTACAGCGCGGGGCACTGGTCTATCGTGCATAACGGCACCATCGCCAACGATAAGGCGCTGCGCACGGGCAAGGTGCCCACCCGCATCGACAGCGCGGCGATCGCGGAAGTCCTGGACGCCACCCTCTGTGACGGTTCCAATGCGTACCGAACCGCTCTGCACTTCATCGAGAGTGTGAAGAAACTCAAGGGCAGCTATGCGATCCTGGCGACCCATAGCGAGCAGAAGAATCATCTGCTGGTGGCAGCAAACTACCGCCCCATCTGGTTCGTCGTAACCGAAGTCGGCGTCTTCTTTGCAAGCGCGCGCCACTACTTTCCCGACAACATGACTCCGCGCATGGTCGATCCATATTCGGTCATGAGTTTCTACTTCAGCGATCATCTTGAGATCCGCGGCGAGTCCCTGTACGACGTGGGCGCTCGTTCCAAGGCGCTCGTCGTGTGTAGCGGCGGACTGGACAGTGTGGTCGCTGCCACTTACGTCAAGAAGGTGCTGGGCTACGATGTGACGCTGGTGCATTTCAGGTATGGCAGCCGCGCGGAGGGCCCGGAGGTCTCTGCTATCTGGAAGGTGGCAGGAGCGCTCGGTGTGGGGCTGTGGATCCGCACAATCGACGCCTACGAGCCGGGCGATTCACCTTTGCTTCAAGCTGACAGCAAGATCGCTGGCGGTGAAGAGGGTGCCGAGTTCGCTCACGAGTGGGTTCCTGCTCGGAATCTGCTCATGCTCGCACACGCCACCGCAATGGCAGAAGCGAAAGGGTTTGACACGCTGGTCCTCGGTAACAACCTCGAGGAAGCTGGTGCGTATCCTGACAACGAACCCGAGTTCATTGCCAAGTTCAACGACCTGCTGCCTTTCGCAGTTGGCGATGGAAAGCGCATGCGAGTCATGATGCCTGTGGGCAACCTGATGAAGCATGAGATCGTGGCGCTGGGGCACCGCATTGGCGCACCGCTCGACAAGACCTGGAGCTGCTACCGTGCGGGCGAGCAGCATTGCGGGACGTGCGGTCCGTGCTACATGCGACGCACCGCGTTTGACATCAACGGCCTCGAAGAGGTCATTTCTTACAGTAAAGACAAGGAGTAACCACATGCCCTGGCAAGCCAAACGATATCACGACATCAGCTGCGGACACCGCGTCTTCCAGCACGAGTCGAAGTGCGCGCATCTGCACGGCCACAACTATCGAGTCCATTTCACCTGCGAAGCGGAGGAACTGGACAACATCGGCCGCGTGATCGATTTCAGCGACATGAAGTCCCGCCTGTGCATGTGGCTGGAAGATCATTGGGATCACAAGACGCTCATCTGGGAGAACGACCCGTGGGCCAAGGTGCTGCCCGAAATTGACCCGACGATCGTGATCGTCCCCTTCAACCCTACAGCCGAGAACATTGCTCAACATCTCGTTGAAGTGATAGGCCCGCAGCAGCTCGCAGGCACCGGCATCAAGCTCGTACATTGTGACGTCGAAGAGACGCGCAAGTGCTCCGCATCTTTTCACGCTCACTGAGGACACATCATGCAACTGACCCTGAATCATAACGACGTGCAGGCGCTCGCGCAGCGGGCAGCACGGGCCATTTTGGCCTTCGGTGCTACCATTGGCCGCACCCTGCTGGCTTACCCCGTACCGCGCGGCGGTGTGCCCGTTGCGTACCTGCTGCAAGGGCTCGCAGGGTTCAGCATCACCGACGACCCCGAGAAAGCCGATTTCTTCATCGATGACCTGATCGACAGCGGCAGCACGATGGAGCACTGGTGCGACCAGTTCCCAGGCAAGCCCTTCTTCGTGCTCATCGACAAGAAGACGGACGAAGAGTTCAAGGGTCGCTGGATCGTGTTCCCGTGGGAAGGTGACGCCGAGTCCGGCATCGAAGACAACATCCGCCGTCTGCTCCAGTATGTCGGGGATGATCCTGCCCGAGAAGGTCTGCTCGAGACCCCGCATCGCGTCGCCAAGGCCTGGCGTCACTGGTGCGGCGGTTACGGCAAGGACCCGAAGGGCATCCTGAAGGTGTTCGAAGACGGTGCGGAGAAACATGACCAGATGGTGACGGTGCGTGACATCCCCATCTACTCCCATTGCGAGCATCACCTCGCGCCGATCTTCGGCACGGTCACGATCAGCTACATCCCGAACGGTCGTATCGTGGGCCTGAGCAAGCTGTCCCGCCTGGCGGACATGTATGCTCGCCGGTTGCAAGTGCAGGAACGGCTCACAGACCAGATCGCGGACGCACTGTTCGAGCACCTGGAAGCGAAGGGCGTCGGTGTGGTCATCAAGGCGCGACACATGTGCATGGAGTCCCGTGGCATCTGCCAGCAGGGGCACCACACGGTGACGACTGCTCTTCGTGGCGCGATGAAGGATGAACCGGACACCCGTGCCGAGTTTCTTCGGCTTGCCCAGTAACAGCCAGTTCGCTATAATGTAGGGACGTCTTCGGATGTCCCTACATTTTGGAGGTCTCATGAACATCTTTATGGCGGCAGTCTATACGAACGGATACATGGAAGGTCAGGCGCGCCATGCCAAGCTGACAGAGCACGAGCAGAATCTTGTCCAAGCGGTTCCGCATGTATTGGAGTCGTTTCACTATGTATCAAAACAGCGTTATGTCGATGATATGCGGCGTGACGGTGCCCAAGTGTTCCTGGACTCGGGAGCGTTCTCTGCCTACACGCTGGGCGTCGAAATTAGCGTCGCGGAGTATTGCGACTATATCACCCGCAACAGAGACATCATTCGCGTCGAAGATGGTGTCGTGATGGCGTCTGTGCTGGACGGCATCGGTGACCCTTTGCAAACATGGCGCAATCAGCTCGAGATGGAGCAGCGCGGCGCCAAGCCCCTTCCCTGCTTCCACGCTGGAGAGGACGAGCGTTATCTGGAATGGTATGTTGCGAACTACGAATACATCACGCTAGGCGGCATGGTGGGCTCTAGCACTCAGCAGCTCTGCATCTGGCTGGACAGGATATGGGATCGCTACCTCACCGACGGTAGCGGCAATCCGAAGATCAAGGTGCATGGCTTCGGTATCACAGCCGTTCCAATCATGGAGCGCTATCCGTGGTATTCCTGTGACTCGTCCTCCTGGATTCAGTCCGCTGCATTCGGCAGCATTATCGCCCCAGGCTACAGCCGGAGCACGATGGCACTTCCGATGAGCGTGTCGGAGAAGTCCCCCAGCAGGCACGACGCTGGGCAGCACGTGACCACACTGACACCCATCGAGCAAGACTACGTTCTGCAGATGCTCGAGAAGCACGGTTTCACGCTTGAGCGCCTTTCCACCGTGTATGAGTCACGCGCCGCCTACAATCTGTGGGCGTTCGGTGTGATCAACACAATGATCAACGCTGCACACTCGAACACGTTCCGGGCGCGCATCCAGGAGCTCTTCTAATGCTTAAAGAACTCAAGTTCGTGCAGGGCGCAGTGGCTAAGAAAGACCTCCTGCCCGCCATGACACACTTCGCTATCGAAGGCGGGCATGTGCGCTCGTATAACGGGACGCTGGCGCTGTCCAGCCCCATCCCCTTTGACATTGACTGCAAGCCCAAGGCGGGCCCGCTGGTGCAGGCGATCGCGAACTGCAACGACACAGTGACGCTGAGCATGACCCCAGCGGGCAAGCTGCGCATTCAGAGCGGTAAGTTCCGGGCGTTCGTGGATTGCATCGATGGTGAAACGCCTCACGTTATGCCTGAAGGCGCTCACGTGGATCTTGACGGTGAGCAGCTTCTGACGGCGTGCAAGACGCTTGCACCGTTCGTCGGCAACGATGCGTCACGCCCTTGGACGAACGGCATCTTGCTCCGGGGTCAGTCCGCGTTCGCCACGAATAACGTGTGCCTGGTGGAATACTGGATCGGGTCGCAGACACCCTTCACCGCCAACATCCCTATGGCGGCAATCAAGGAGATGATCCGTATTAACGAAGCGCCCACGCACGCACAACGCACTGACAACAGCATCACATTCCATTACACCGACGGGCGTTGGATCCGGAGCCAGCTATATAGCACCGACTGGCCCGACCTTTCGAAAGTGCTTGACAGGCAGAGCCACCCGAGTGATATGGACTCCCGCCTGTTCGAAGGGCTGGAAGTGATTAAACCTTTCGCCGACAAGCTGGGGCGCGCGTTCTTCCACGGTGAAGCAGTCAAGACCCATATCGACGAAGGAGAAGGGGCATCGTTCGACATGGTGGGCTTCCCGTTCGAAGGTGTGTATCAGATCGAGATGCTCAAACTGCTGAAGGACGTAGCACAGAAAATCGACTTCAGCACGTATCCGAATCCCTGCTTGTTCTACGGTGACAGGCTCAGGGGTGCAATCGTAGGCATGCGCCTGTAACATGTAACCAGCGCCACGGCCCGCTTAATGGCCTTAGATGAGGATAGAAGATGAGGGCTGACGCTCTAGGACTGTTCTGGGAGGATCGACCTCCACCTCCCAAAGAGAAGGCCGAGAAGGCGAAACGCACACCGCCAGACCCCGTGTGGTTACGCCCAGACTACCTGCCCGGGCTAGAAGAAGCTCTGCGCTTCCCCATGCTTGTGATGAACGACGCGGAGGTGCTTCACGCGGCAATGACCGGCGATAGGCTGCTGTTTGACATCGAGTGTTATGAGAACTATTTCATCGCCTCGTTCCGCTCACTCGCCACAGGCAAAGCAGTGTTCTTCGAGATGTATGATGGGCACCCGCTGGACGTCGGGAGACTGCGCTGGGTACTGGAGAACACCACGACTGTCGGGTTCAACTCTCTGTCTTACGACTTACCGATCACATTCCTTGCACTTGCGGGCAAGCCGACCGCATTGCTGAAGCATGCAACGAACCAGATCATTCTGGAAGGTTGGCGCGGTTCCGAAGTGTTGAAGCAGTACAAGGTGAAGGGCGTTAAGATTGACCACATTGACCTGATCGAGGTCGCGCCGCTTCGCGCCAGCCTGAAGATCTATGGCGGTCGCTTGCACGTTCCACGGATGCAGGACTTGCCCTTCCACCCTGACACCATACTCAGCCCTGAGCAGATCGCTTGCGTGCGCTGGTACAACATCAACAGTGACCTTTCCGCCACCGCGTTCCTTCACGAGTGCTTGCGAGATCACTTGGATCTTCGCACTACGCTATCGAATGAAACAGGCATCGACCTTCGCAGCAAGTCCGACGCACAGATTGCAGAGTCTGTTATTGCGGAGGAGATGACCCGCCGCATGGGCGGGCGCCCTGAAAAACCCGTGATTGAGGTGGGCACCGCTTACCGATACAAGGTGCCCCACTTCATTCGTTACCAGTCGCAGCTGATGAACTGGGCATTGGGCGTCGTTGCCAATTCAAATTTCCTTGTTGATGAGACTGGTTCCATTGGCATGCCCGAAGAGATTAAGGCGCTCCAGCTTGATATCAATGGCAGCGTGTATCGAATGGGCATTGGTGGTCTGCACAGTAGCGAAAGCACGGCAGCGCACCACAGCGACGAGAATTACATCCTGATCGACAAGGACGTGACGTCGTACTATCCGTTCATCATCTTAAACCTTGGCTTGTACCCGCATCACCTCGGCCCGACGTTCCTTCACGTGTATAAGAACATCGTGGATCGACGTATTGCAGCCAAGGAACGGGGTGACAAGGTAACAGCCGACTCACTCAAGATTACGATCAACGGGTCGTTCGGTAAGCTGGGCAGCAAGTATTCGATCCTCTACTCCCCTGACCTGCTGATCCAGGTGACAGTGACCGGCCAGCTAAGCCTACTGATGCTGATCGAGCGCCTGGAGCTGGCTGGAATCCATGTGGTCAGCGCGAACACTGACGGCATCGTAATCAAGTGCCCGCGCAAGGGGCAGCACGTCATGGACCAGATCATCGCTCAGTGGGAGCAGGACACAGGGTTCCAGACCGAGGGCACCATCTACAAGACGCTCTATTCGCGTGACGTGAATAACTACATCGCAGTCAAGGAAGACGGCTCTACGAAGTGCAAGGGTGCCTATGCTAACCCGTGGGCCAGCAAGAAGAACATGGCGGAGCGCTTGCACAAGAACCCGACGAATACGATCTGCGTCGAAGCTGTGGAGGCGCTGCTGACGAAGAACGTACCGATCATGACCACAGTGCGCGGGTGCAAGGACATCACGAAGTTCGTGTCTGTGCGCAGCGTGAAGGGTGGCGCGGTCAAGGTGTGGGATCGCATTCCGCCTCCCGCGCACAGTTCGCAGGAGGAGCTTCTGAGGATGGCGGGGTTCGTACCGTTCTCGAAAGATAGCTGGGTCAGGGAAGGTGACACAATCGGGCGCGCTGCAATGAACACCGAACGCGCGTACAAGGCGGCCTGGGACGAGTTGTCCAAGCCTGGCCTGACCGAGTACCTGGGCAAGTCGATCCGCTGGTACTACGCCGTCGGGGTACAGGGTGAGATCGTCTATGCAACGAACGGGAACAAGGTGCCCCGCTCGGAAGGCGCTAAGCCCATGATGGATTTGCCGGACGAGTTCCCTGCCGACGTCGATTTCGAGTGGTATGAACAGGAGTGCGAGAAGATCCTGAAGGCCATTGGGTATCAGGTTGATTAGGAGGTCGGCTTGCATCTGCTCAAGAAGTGTCCTACAGTTGCATCACTTCGACACGAAGAATGCAGGCGCTTATCTCGAGCTGTTTTGGCCGCGCTACGCTGCGCAGTGTGGTGGCCAATGCAACCATGCAGGCCACTAGCCGATCGCGGCCTGTACCCACGAAAGCGCGGCCCACAGTTTAGTTCAACACGGAGAAAAACAATGCAGAAAGCCAACACCCCGTTTCGCACGCTCGCTATCCTCGTCGTGATCGTGCTTCTGGTAGGAATCGTCGGAAAAATGGATTACGAAGACGAGCTCCTCGAACTCGACATGTACTGCCAGAACGTGCATACTGGCGTCTGGCCCGACTACGAGGGCAGCTATAAGGAGCAATGCCATGAAGGTCATCGCAAGACTGATCGTTAGCGCGACGCTCGCGCTTGCTGGTGCTGCGCACGCCTGCGACAGGCAATGCACGGCGGCCTGGTTCAACAGCGACCCGAAGACCCGCATCAGCGGGACTGGGCCAATCCTGTCTGCTTACGGCGAAGAAGGGAATGCAGGCATGGAAGCGGTGTCGCGCTGCAAGATGGACGTCGCTGTGGTCATGCAGGGCAAGCCCGCCTATCAGCAGTTCATCAAACAGTGCTATCGTCTGTATCCTGCGCGAGTACGGGATCAGATGTATCATGTCGATTATCGGTACGTTCCAACGGATCGAGTTGATGTGTATATTCATATCGACAATAAAAAGCCCCGCTGAGCGGGGCTTCGTTTAGATGGCGATCCCTACGGACCAGCCCGCCGCCTTGTAGGCGCTGAGCTTTTCTTCGTCCTCTATGTAGGCTACCCAGCCAATTCGCGGCGTGCCGAATACCCAGGCAGAACCCGACCAGATTGCCACCTTGCTCGCTTGCCCTGCCCATGCACCAGTAGGCGAGGCTGCGACGATATACGTGTCACCCGCTGCCGGACTGCCCGGAGGGGTCGCAAGATCGCGATCCTTGACGGACAGATGCACGCCGAAGCGCCCCAGCCACAGAAGGTTCGAGTCCATACCAGTGTTCCAGCCATTCTCACCAAGAGTCCAGCCGTAGTTCATACCGCTTCGCGGTTCAGTAGATGCTGCCATTATGCGCCTCCATAAGAGTAACCATATCCGGCACCATAACCGGACCGAGTAAATTCCCAATCATGCATCTGAAGGCTTTGAATACCATCCCGCACAGCCCACAGTTGAATTCTCAGCCTGCCATAATTGGACCCCATCTCTGCAAGCGTGAAGGTATCGGTGACCACACCAGTCAGCCCCGCATGCGTCACCAGTACCGAGCCCGCAGCGGTCAGCAGACGGCAAGTGTAAGTCGTGTTCGCTTCAGGGCCAATGCTTGCTGCTTCCGTATCCACGAGCGTCGCGGTCTGCTGCAAGCGGTCCCGATGCGCCCATGCCACAGTGATATCCTGATCCCCGCGCACGGTGTCGGGGTATGCCTGTGTGTTGATACGGAGCCCCTGTGGCGGGTAAGGCTTGGACGAGCGCGCTTGGATTGTGACCGTTTGCTCTGGTGCGGAGCCAACGGCCAGCGTACCCTTAGATGTAGTCGGCAGAATCTTGATCCTCGCTGTCTCGCCTTGAGCGTATTCCACAGAATCGGTTTCAAAATACACGTCAGGGAAGAACACTCGCGCGCCCAGCGCATGCGCCACAGGCACGGAATCAAGCACCCCGCGCCCCACAGTCATTGACGAGCTACTGATCGCGGTAACGACGACAAGCTCATTGTCGATGATTGCATAGGTGTTGAGCCTCACGATGTCCAGGTCAATGCCCCCGCTGATCGGGATTACTGTCTGGTTTGGCGTAATAGCCAGGGCAAGAACTGCTGTCGGGCAGAAATCTACCGTTCCCGCTTCCTCGTAGGCTGTGTTCGTCGGGTTCGTGTAGAGCTTAGCGTTGCCCGCGTCACTGGTAGGCCGCACGCCTGTGGCCACAACGAAGCCCGATGTCGTCGGGATGTCACGTGCGGCAGTCTCGCCCATGCGCTGGCACAGTTCCCAGAATGGCGCTTCGATGGCGCAATGATACGGGCAGGGCGTTGGATCGTTGTTCGGGTCAGTCCAGCCACTAGGGGGCGGAGGTGCATAGATAGCGCTCGACAGTGCGAACACGTCCTCCACTGCACTGATCTTGACGACGTTGCTGTCCAGTGCGCCCAGCTCTACGTTCGCCACCCGCATGACAAGCTGGCTGATCCCGTATCGAGGCCAGCTGAGCACAAAGACGTCACCGATGTTCAGCGATGCCGCTTTGCGGTTGGCGTAGATGGTTCCGCTTGCCAGCGGGACTGACAGTGCCTTCAATGACCGTGCTGCCACCTTCGTTGCAATGGTGCCATTCGTGAAGCCTGGGAACTGTTGCGTTGTACTCACGACGGACTGCTGCTGCGCTGCAAGCGCGATGTCCTGCACCGTGACGGAGTTGTTCTTACCTGTGCTGGCGTCCCAATAGACAACAGTCACCGAGTTGATCAGCTCTCCTATGGTGTTGCGCTTGAAGTCCGAAATCTTATCAACGGAGGACTCGTCCAGCACCAGCAACGAATTCACATCGTACCCGCCGCGCGCGAGCTTCAGAACGAACTTGCCTGAGGTGCGATCCACGAACAAGGAACCGTCGATGTGCTTCAGCACTTCCCGAATGAATTCCTCAAGCGTTACGGAGCGATCCCACAAGAGCGACATGCCCATGCCTTCGCTATACATCTGATCAGCAGCAGCCTGAAACGTAGTGTCATCTACATCCGCTTCAGGGTAGCCCATGCCCCAATCAGGGTCAGTGAGGCACTCGCGAATGATATGCGCTGGGTTCATGTCTTGGCCGATCGCTGCCTTCGCGATGTACCATTGAGCGATTCCGTTCTGCCTCAGCAAGATGCGCTGGCCCCAGAACGATGGACGCTTCAGATATGGGTTCATGCCGAGATACACTTGGCGAAACACAGCGCTGACCACACCTCTGAAGCCAGGCACCATCGACCCAAGCTTGCTCACGAGGTAGCTGTTCGGCGTCTGCGTGTCGCTACCCATGTCAATATCGACCGTGCCCGATACACCGCCTTCACGTTCCTCACCGCCGAACAATGTGCCAGCACTGATAGTGATTGCGCCGCCTGTAGCGTTACCAGTCCAGGCAGTCTTTTCGTCGAACTCCACCTTGATAATCTTGTCGATCGGACCATGGCAGAATACCATGTGCATGCCGAGATAATACTTATATCCAACTGTCTGCGCTTTTTTGCTACTTCCGCCCACGAGCCACCTCCACTGCTGCAAGCGCCATTCCGTCGTTGCCAGTTGCTTCCAGCAGCTTGTCGGAATCGATGCCGTTGTTCAAGAAATCGGTATAGTCCAGGCCATACCGTGCGAACAGCTCTCGAACGCCCCGCGCGCAATAGCGCAGCTCGCGGCAGTGTTCCATGCGAACGATGACAGGGGTCGTCACTTCTTGCCTCCCTTCTTCTTGACAGGGACGGTGCGAAGATCCCCATACCAGACGACGTTCGGGCCCTCCATCTTTCGCGTGCCGAACAGCACGGGAATCTCCCGGCCGACCTCCGCTGTAGGCGCTTGGATTTCATCCAGGCCAGCAGGGGGGCGGGTCTCGGGCTTGGGCATCATCGCATAGCTGACGACCAGCGCGACGATGAACACGATTGCATAGACCCATGCCATATCGGTCTCCTAAGCGATAGACGAACCGCCGTACGGATTCTTGGATGGAATCCACGGGAACCCGCCGAAGTTGTTCAGATTGTTGAATTTGTTCTTGCACGTTTCTTTCAGGTGATCGCATCCGGGGTAGATTGCAACACTCTGACCGCCCACAAGACTCGCCATGGGGCGCGCCATTGTAACGGTGTCCCCTGTGTGGGCGGTAAGGAAGCGCGAGCTGCCGTCTGGGGCGACGATCATGCCCCCTGTGTAGTACCCGTCGGGCTGCAATGCTGCGCCGGCTACAGTAACGACCAGCCCGCCCGCAATCGACAGCACTGCGCCCTCGTGCTTGTAGAGCTCGCGATTGACGTTGCAGCCCTTCAGGTACAGCGTGCGCCTGCACCCGTATTCGAAGCGCGCACGCAAGCCCGGGCGCTTGATCGAGGCGAAGACGGACTCGCACTGAACCTCGATCTGGTTGCCACTTGTCTTCGCGCCTACGACACGACCCTTCCAATAGACGATGAATTGATTGTCGGGGTCACCATAGTGGCCGCGATAGATCGTTACTGTGGTCACGTCTTCCGGTGCAAATGCGAGGTACTGAGAAGCGAACGCATCATCCCGCGGGAACACCAGCTTGATCGAGTCCTTGAATGTGTCCGTCGTCTGTTTTACGCTGTCACGCTTTACTGAAGACGGTTCAAACCGCTGAGCGGATTTAATGATCTCCGTTGCGCCGCTTACAAAATTCCACCGCTTAAGACCCTGAACAAATTCATAGAGCTCAATCGGAGTTCCAGTTTCTAACGAATCTTCATAGGCGCCATAAGTCATTCCGGAGTCTCCGATACTGCAATCGTGGAGGCTACCTGCCCCACATCTTTGTGACTGAACACAATTTGATCTGCGTCAAACCTCACATGCGACATAAAGCATACGAAATCCACGTCGGTCTTAGCAAACGAAGTGCCAATCTGAGAAGACAGCGTTAGAATCTCATTTCCGTCTGTGTTTGTGCTACCTGACAGAATTCGAGCGAAGATTTTAGTTCCGTTCTTCAGCTGAATCATGATATCCTTGACCCCGTAATAGAGCGGATACCCAATAGATGACACCACAAGGACGTTCGAAGTGTTGATGACATCCACCTGGATTACAAGATCTGTGTTCCAAGACGGCAGCCAGAACGCGCGTTGCTTGCCTCGTCGCGCGTGGATCCATTTACGAAGCGCCCAGATGCCCTCACGGGTGTTTTTGATGAACCCGATCGTCTGCATGTGGCGCACCCAATTCGTCGCTGTATCCACTTGAATCGGGCCCGACCCGTTGTCGAAGATGTCGATCGTGCGAGCAATGCGTTCGCTGAGGTCGCTAACGACAGCAGAACGATCTGTGAGGACGGGCTTGCCCCGATACAGCGGATAGGCGCCGTTGTCGCCAAGATCCTTGTTCTGCGTAACTTCGAATACACCACTCGCAGTGATATAGCGGTTCGAGCTGCGCTTGTATTCGATACCGCTGAAGGTGCGTGCAAAGCGCAACGGAGCGACATAACACTTGGGCCAGTTCGTTTCTAGCGGTAGCTTCAGATTGACACCTGTGGGCGTCACTGTGGTGATTTCCAGCGCTGCAAGCTGGGTGTCAGATACCCATAGCAGGATAAGATCGTTGTCTCGATAGTCTGCGTTGGAAGTATCAAAGGAAATGAACGTCGCGCCTGCGGTAAGACCGTTCATTAGCGGTGTGACCTCAGCCCACACCGCGATGCCATACACACGATGGGCCCATTGCGTGCTAATAGCTTTGGCTCGACTAAATTGCGATTCGTCTAGAATGAACTTATGCGAAAAGGCCTGGCGCGGAGCTTCTCGGAGTGCAAGACGCTGTTCGTTGTTGAAGCTGTCAATAATATCTGTTTTCCATGACATTGTCTCGTCGTAGCCGGTCTCTGGCACAAAAGGCCATATGACCACACGGCGTCCTGTGACGAGTAGCTTTGGAGACTCCCCTGGAAAACTAAAGACATAGATTGCATCAACAATGGGCGGGCCGTTTGTGCTGATATTGAGCTGGTAAGTCCTTTCTTCCTGCGCTGCAAAGTACGTAGGCGGGGCTTGAGGCTGGGTGAGGGTAAGACCTTCTGTCCCAGAAGACGCAATTGAGTTGAGTAGCTTAGAAACGCCATACGCATTCCAGACCGTCACGTTTCTAGTCTGGGAAGACGTAAGGTTGCCCAGTGTGATAGTTCCAGGCTGAACATGGATTCTATTGTAGAAGTCCCAGAAGAACGCCTTACTCTCCTGGCCTGAAATCGCCCAGAGTCCCCCGTGTATTGTGCGGAATGTAGAATACACGCCTGCCTTCACCTCAGCGCCCGCGATCCATGGCGTAGTCTGGTACGATTGCCAGGCGTAGGAATTAAGGTCGTTGCTTAGATAAGGGCTGGCTTCTTGCCCTGTCGGGGATCGTCCGATCTGTCCAGAAATCGCAGCCATTCTTTAAGCCCCCGTGTAACGAATCGCATACCCTAGAGTCCCGGAATGATTGGGAGGTGTTGTAGTTGAGTTATTGATACCATCTCGCGACGCCGTGCTCTTACGAAGCCACGGATAGAGTTTCCACTGTTCGGAACCGTAAGGGATAACGTCGCCCGGGAGGTTATTGTCAATTCTGCAGAAACGAGCATGGGCGAGGCTTGCGACTACAGCGCGCCCGTTCGAACCCATATCAAGAGTCGCCTTGATCGGAAGCAGGATAGACCCGCTATTAAATCCGACAGGGGTAGAGTTAAGAAGCGCCGCAACTAACGACGCCGAGCCGTTATTACGCAATCGGGCTGACGTTGCTCCGCTGTTGTAACCATACCATCCTGGAGTTCCATTCGCAGTCGTATAGACGAACGAGGCAGCTACTTCTCCCGTCCAAACGGCATAGTTAAACAAGCCTAAACCATTCGTGGAAATGTTCGCGTAACAATACGAATAGATGGTATAGAATTCATTGGCTATATTGATCCCATTATTATCGCTGGGGTTGTTCACGGCGCTATGTGCGCCAGTGAACCAAGGGCCATATCCGCCGCCATCGATTGTCGTGGTTCCAAACGAGATCTGCTGATAGGAGTCCGTGTTATAATTGACAACCAGATACACTTCGTCTGGATTGGTGAGAATGTGCAGATCATACGAGATCGGGAACGTGATATAAGAGCCCCCCAGCCTTGCCCCATGAGGGCTCTTGCCGGAGATTACACCGCCGCTCTGACCAGTGCCACCATAAATCTGGAGATAGATACTGGTAGCAGTTATTTCAAAATAGCTGTTGCCTTTCCAAAGGATATTTCCCGAGTTAGACCATCCGTTCGCTACGCACCCCGCGATCAGGTTTGTGCGAAGATCCGAAAAGCTGGGGGCCGTGCCCGCAATGAATGCCATGTCTCCTCCTTACATCTCGATGGCGACATAGTCGCGCCAAGAAGTTCTGTTGATATTTTGCCCCATGATGAAGGCTCTCCCGCCGACAGCTTTGATGGCCTGAACCGCCTGCAAGGGCGTCATTCCATTTTGATCCACAGTAGAGCTTCCGCCGTTCTGAACAACGTTCTCCACTGTATTATTGAAACCGCTGACAAAATAGACGCCGTCCAATTCGCCCCAAATGTTATTAGACAAAGAGCTTGATGTAGCGCGGTCGTGAAGAATGATAGGCTCTATCTGGTACTTAGCGTTCGCAGGAACCTGACAACTATAGCTAACCAGGCCTGCAAGGCAATACGGAGCCCCTTGATTGTCGGGTACGCCCCCGTGAGTAAAGGGCCACATCGCTGGTTCGTACCACACACCGTCCGGCCTACGAAAATAGAAATTCGTATTGGCGATGACAGTTTTGCCGTGATATGGGAAATAGTTGCCTGTACTAGAGAATCTTGTGGCAGCAGCGCCCGCCAGTACGCCTGCACAGACGACAGGATATGGGAATTCGGATGGCCGTGCATACGGGAAGAACTTCCCGAGATACCCGTGGGTATATACTGGCGTGCCGACCTTCAGCATAAATACGAGGCGCTGTCCATTCACAGATACATAATAAGTGATCGCATTGTTATGAGCAGGAACACCTGAAAGCATAGCGCCAGGCTGGGCGTCGAAACTGTTACCAGGCACATAACCTGTGAAAGTTCCCAAAAGCAAATTGTAATAATCTCCGGACGTATTGTGATACGTCCGGACGCCTAAGAAGATTTCTTCCGTACCGCTTAGCCCCGGAGCCTTCATGATAAGCTCTCTATTTGCTGAGACGGTATCGTATCGAAGAATAGTCCAGGCGCGAGATTCAGCAGAGAGCTGCCCTTGAGTGACTGGAATCGTGAATGTGTCCCCTACAACGAAGTCCGTTCCACCGTCGTTGATGGTGAAGCTCAGCAAGGTATTGTTATAAGGCGTTCCAACTGTTGCAGCAGCTTTTGCGCCTGATACAGAACCGACGACGGAGAATGTTCCTCCGTTCGTCGCGGCAGCAGTACAGGTCAGCGTCCATGTCTCAGTTACGGATGTCGGGGACGCTTCGACGCCTGTGATCGTGCCTGTGCCTGTTCGAGTTCCGCCAATACTTCCTAGAACACCGAATCCCCCACACAAGTCCCGAAGAACTGCAAGAAACTGGTAATGTGTATCGTCCCCTCCGCCTTTGGTAAGCGTGCCAATGGAATACGCCATATCAAATTCTCCTATCAGTAGCCCAGCGCGCGTTGATTGCGCTGCACTACGTTCATGATCAACTGTTCGCCTTCGTCGGTGCCTAGGTAGTCGCCAACGATTGCCGGATCTAGCACGTTGATGATCTTCGGGGTGACCACAGTAGGCTGAGCCACCTGTTCCCCTTGACCCTGCGCTGCCGTACCCTTGCGAACCTGTGTTGGCGTGCTGACCGACACTTGCTCACCGGGCGTTGCCCTAAATGCTACCATTTGTGAGTCAGCTCCACCAGTACCGCCGACGGTGAAGTTACCGCCAGTCATAAAGCCCTGAGTCTGCTGCGAGCGGATCGCTGCCACCTGCGCCATACCCTGCGCCACCACGACAGCCGCCATCGCCGCTCCGTAGATACCGCCCTGGGCCAGCGCCTTGGTTGCGCCCTCGTAGGTGTTCATGATCGCCTGGGTGATTGCCGCAGCCTTACCGATAGCCGCCAGCTCCTTGATGTTGGAGCTCTGCAGGCTGGCAAGCCCGGAGAAGAAGTTCCGCATGTTCTGCGTCTTCAACTCGTTCTCGCGCTGCGCCAGCTGGACCTTGGCGTTCGAGTGGTCCTGCTCGCTGATCAGATCGTTCTGTCGCAGCATGTCGAGCTGGGCATAGTACGTCTGGATCAACTCCAGCTGAGCCTGCATCTGACCTTGCATCCCAGCGGTGTCGATGCCCATGCCGCCCAGCATGCCCATCACCTGCCCTTGTGCGTCGCCCGCAGTGAATCCGCTGCTCGGGTTGGCCAGCAGGTTGCTCATTGCCTCGATCTGCGTGTTGAACGCGCGGCGCTGCTCGACGCTGTTCGCAAGCATCCGATCCTGAGCTGCCACCAATTCGTTCTGACGTTGCAGCATCTCGATCTTGCTGCGGAGTGCAGCGGTTTCCTCTTGCGTGAGCGTGATACCCTGCGAGCGCAGATCCTTCTCGATCTTCATGTACTCGGATTCCACCTGACGAGCACGCGAAGACATGCCAAGCAGACGGATCTGTTCGTCCATCTCTCGATTCACCTTGCCCAGCGGGTCGATGATGTCCTGATAATGGAACTTGAGAAGCTCGAGGTAACGTGCCTGAGCCTGTGTGGTTATCAGACCCTTGGCCACTGCCTTGTTGAGCGTCTCCTCGGCCTTGGCCATCTCCAGCTTCGCACCTTCGACCGGAGCGATGGTGTTCAGCAAGCTGCGCAATTCGTTCTTGAGCTTCTCGAGTTCCTTGCGCTGCTTCTCCAGTTCCTTTTCATCCGGGCCGGGAGCCTTGAAGGTGCCCATCGCTTGGTTCAGATCCACGCCGGTCTGGTTGCCCAGAGCCGCAGCGCGTTGCTTGCCGATCTCCTGCGCACGGGTGAAGACGCCATCCACCCATTTCTCCATGAACCCGCCCTGCATCTGGAAGCCATCGTCGATGGACTGTGCAATGTTCTGGCCGTAGGTTTCGAAGAACTTCGTATCTACTTGCTTCCGGTCGAACTTGACGGTTTCAAGCAGATCCATTCCGACTGCGCTGCGCATCTTATTCACACCGTTGATCACGGTATTCACAAGGTTCTCGACAACACCGACGACCGCGTTATAGGTGCGGTTGAACATCTCTTTGATTGCGTCAGGCACACCAGCGAACGCCCTGACCACAGCGATGCCCAGTCCGGTCAGCAGGCCAGCGATCGCGTCGATGGTGCGCGCGATACCTTTTGCCACACCAGCAAAGCCAGAGCCGACACCATCGTAGAAGCTGGTATATTGGGCAAGCCAGGTCTTTACATGTTCCCCGTTGAGGATGCCTATAGAGGTGAGGGCGGATCCTGCCACAGAGAGTAATCCGTCAAACGTGGACGAGGAGAATTCATAAAGATGTAACAGAGCGCCGCGAATATCTTCGAATACCGCAACACCCACGTCCCTCATGGTGGTAAAGTCGTCTATACCTGCATTCATCTTGTCGCCCCACACCACTAGAGCGCCGACCGTTGCTGCGATAGCAGTCGCCACTGAGACAAACGGGTGGGCGTTGATGAGTGCAAAGAGGGCCCCTACTCGAGAGATCACGGACGAGAACACGTTCTTCACGCTGTTCAACGCTTGGGCGAATAGTGAAGTGGAGCCCGCGGCCGCCGCTGTGGTAGCCGTTGCGGTAGCCTGGGCAGCAGCTACGGCCTGCGTGGCTGCTGCCAGCTGTGCGCTCTGCTGTGCGGCTCTTGTAGCCTGAGCACTACTTGCCACAGAGGCAGCAGCTTTGGCCGCGGCGAGTTCCATTTCCGCAGCGGTGAGAGTTTTAGCGATGGCGATTTCTGCACGACGTATGTCTGCAAGACGTGTGGCAGACTGCATGCGACCGATATCGCTGATCTGCGCTTTCATGCGCACAATTTCAAGCTCCCTCTCTGATACAAGCTGAGCCTGAGTCCAACGGATTCTATCCGCCGCTGCAGACGCATTCGCAACGGCAGCTCTAGTCGTCACGATAATTCCCGCACCTTCCGCATCAGCCTTCATTACTGAAGCAATGACCGCCGCGCGATCTGCTTCTGCAGAAGCCAGGGCTGCTAAGGCCTTTTGCCGTGAAGCTTCTGCACTGCCAAGCATGACGACGTTACCGGATGCGATAGCAGTGCGTAGTTCGACGAATTCTTTAATAGCTGTGATAATTACGCCAACTTTCATCGTTGCTAGAAATGTCGCGTAAGAAGCGGCTGCAACACCAAGAGTGCCGATTAGCCTTGATGATACATCCAACACTTCATTCATGTTATTGGCCAAGATTTCCATCGCCTGGCCAAGCGAGTTGCTGATGCCCAGCGCGGAATCAGTCTGGCCAATCCAGCGCATGAACGCATCGCTGATCAGCGTGAAGCCTTGTGAGATGGTGAAGGACGCCTTGCCGAACTTCTCGTCAATCTCTTCAGACCCAGCAAGCATGGCGTCGAAGAACGCCTTGGAGGTCAGCTTACCGTCCAGCATCATCTTCCGGAGCTTGCCGATGCTACCTTCGGCGCCGTCAATGTGGTTCGCGACGACTTGCAGGATCGCCGGCGCACCCTCCAGAATAGAGTTGAATTCTTCCGCTCGAACGATGCCGCCACCAAGCGCCTGACCCATCTGCATCAGTGCGCCCTGCGCTTGCTGTGCGCTGGTGCTGCTGGCCGCAAGAGTCTTGCCCACGTTCTCCGTGAATTTGATCAGCTGGGCCTGGGACGCGCCAAGCTCCTTACCAGATCGCGCGGTGCGACTGTAGAGCTCGACGATGTCCGTGAAGCCCTGGCGGGTGTTCTGAGCTGTCTTGTAGAGCTGCTCCTGCACAGCAGCGGCTTCTGCGAAGTCCTTGGTCGCGATGCGGATCTGCCCGGACGCGCTCGCCCATGCGTCAGCATACTTGCGGATCTGATCAACTGCGATGAGAGCAGTCAGCGCGCCGAGGGCGCGCTTGAGAATATCGACACCGCTTGCGGCTCGCTGCGCAGTGTCGCCAACGTCGTTCAGGTTACGCCGTACAACCCGAGAGCCGTCCTCCCGGATTCGGATGTTAATAGTTTCGGTCGCCATCAGATTTCCTCTCGAAGGGCATTCTGCAACAGGCTTCCGGCGCCCTGCGCAGCAGCGACCCCGACTAAGACTGCCTTCTCAACAAAGCCCGATGGAGCTTGTGCTGACCAGCCGTCATTCAGCCGTCCGATATATGGAAGGTTGTTCGTGATATGGATTGCGGAACCGCCCTTGTACTTAGCGATCTCCGTCTGGCCTTCTGCGATTGCAGCCTGACCAGTCTGATCGAGTGCGTCGCGCGTCCCACTAGCAGGCCCACCGAGATTGACCTGCCAGTTGGAACGCGCGCGACCCGTATCCACAGGGGTAGCAATGACCACAGCACTATCAACAGCGAGCGCGACCTTCCGGGTCATGGCGTCAGCGTTCTTTTCGATACGCTTACCCATCACACGAATCCGTCCCGCGAACTGTCTCAAGTCAGCCATCTATTTGCCAGCCCCTAGTTGCCGCGCGGCGCTCTTCAACTTCTTCGCCTTGAAGTCGAGATAGACCTTGTCGAGTGCCTGTATGTGGTAGAACAGATCCTCGCGTTGCTCTCCCTCGATTTCGTTTGCGTCTGCCCACTCCTTTATGGCGAGCCAGCTGATTGGGCCTTCGGTGTTATAGCCAGTTCCGCGACATGTGGTCAAGTCAAGGAAGGCCATATGGTACATCTCCAGTCCTAGCAGCAGTTCAGGGGCATTGGCAATCTTCTCCGGTAGCGGTAAGCGTTGTTGAACGCACTGTTGAATGATGAATTTCTCGGTGGGGCCCTGCTCCAGGTAGTAGAGCAGGACGTCCGTTAGTTTTTTGCGTCCGCTTCCCGCACCTCCGCGCGGAAGAGTGCAGCACGCTGGCTCTGCTCCTGGATGTCACGGAACAGGTCCGGCAGGTCGTCGAACAGCTTGATGCAGTTCTCGACCGAGAATTCCATCGCGTTGCCGTTCTCGTCCTCGACGTTCTCCCAGCCGATCACGACGGTCTCGGCGTACACTTCTTTGACGATGCGCTCCACCAGCGCGGATTCCATCGTCTCGTTCTGGATCTGGCGGCGGTAGGGCTTCACGCGCGCTTCTATCCGTTTGGCGTAGGCGTTGTTCGAACCTCCCGCACGCGCCACGCGAATGCAGATCGGCTTGCCCTTGCTGTTTTCACCATACTCGAGCAGGATGCCTTCCCGCTCGAGGGTGTTGTCGGTCTTGAATTGTTTGTAGAGACTCATTAGATCACCTCATGGTGCAGTTTCAGGGCGCGGGCACCATTGCTCGCGCCCCTGTAGCTTACACGCCGCCAGCCACGTCGGGCAAGTAAGAGAAGCTCTGGAAGAGCAGGGTGTGGCCGAATTTGGATTCAGCCGCGTTGTTTTCCAGAGGCAGAGTGATCGCCTGGTCTTGCTCCACTGCCAGACGACCATCGCCCAGCGACAGCAGCGGGATATCCCACAGCAGCGCGAGGTTCTTCTTCAGCATGACGATATCGACCGTCACATCGCTGTTATTACGAACAGCCTGCACAGCAGTGACATCCGCAAAGTAGGCCGTCGTGCTGCCGCCCACCTCGAAGGTGCCCGCGCTGGTGTCGAATGCGCCCAGCACGCCGATCGCCTTGTTCGGGCTCACGTTGTTATTGACGCTCAGCGACATTTCAGTCGCGAAGGCGAACAGCGGGGTGGGCGCCGCGTCGGTGTTGCTTGCCAGCGCCAGCTTGATACGGCTGAAGTCGCTGGAGGTGTTGAACGCGGAACCGGGAACCAGCGTCGGGCGGGTGCCGGACTTGACGCCCACGGCGCCGGTGCGCTGTTCGTTATCCACCGCCACGAACGTCATGTCCATGGTGACCTTGTCAGCCTGCGCGATGTTGAGCGTTAGCTCGTTCGGCACAGCACCTACGAGGTATTCGGACATCGTACCGTTGGCGTCCGCGCCCAGCGTGCGTTCCACCTGATAGGTTCGACGCTTGATCAGCGCAGGGTCGCTTTCGTTCTTCAGCACCGAACCGAAGAAGACGCGGATGGTCTTACCCGTGCCGACTTCCGCTTGCGGGGTCCAAGACACCTTGTCGAACTCGAGGTAGGTTGCGTCGATCACGCTCACCCGCGCGAATCCGCGGTTGTTCGTGAATTGCGTGCTGACCGCATCGCCGCCCAGGAACACCCATTCACCAGCGATGAGGCCCAGCGTGGTGAAATCGAGCGCACCGCTTGCACGGTTGAGGCGCACCAGCGAACCATTCAGGGTGATATCGACGGTCGCGCTTGCGAACTGGTAGCCCACAGTCTCGAGCTTGGCAGCAGCAGGCGGAGACGCTTCGTCGGAGATCACCTCGTTGATGACCACAGCGGTCGCGGTGCTCGCACTGGCGACGCTCTTCAGGCCGTTGTTGGCGGTAACTCCGAAGCCCGACGCCCTGACCAGCTGGTTGGCCAGGAAGCCGGTCAGCCCTGCTGCGGCAGCGTAGGTCTTGGACGCGCCGGTGACACCCGTGATCGGCGTTGCAGCCGTGTTCATGGGCGCAGTGGTCTTCTTCTCACGGATGTCTGCGAAGAAGAAGCCTTGCAGCAGGCGGGTCGTATTGTTGAAGGTCAGATCCTGGTTGAAACCGCCGGAGGCGTCCAGGTCAGTCGTTACACCCTTCTTACGCTGGCGCGACGGGTTGATGGGGTTGCGGGCCACGGTAGCGATCTGGCCGCCGAAGTCCGCATAGGAGTTCGGTTCCAGAGGATACCAGACCGGCGAACCGGGGAGGGTTTTGAGAGAAGCCTCTTCGGCGAACCGGAGGCCGGTTACGTTCGAATCGATCTTGTTTGCCATGTGATCACCTCACGTCGTCATAAGAGAAGGTTGCCAGGACGTTCAATTGCTCAAACGCCCCACTCGTCCCAGCTTCATTCATCCGCACGTCTCGGAACCAGATATTCGGATGTCGGGCGGCCTGGAAAGCATCCACCACGAGCTGGGCTGCATCGTATCCGGCCTTGGAGCCATCTCCCACGGGGGCGAACACTTGGATATAGACTGTTCCAGTGCGCGACCAGCGCTTCACACCTTGATCGTCGGATAACGATGCTTGACGACCAGTTGCGTGCCGGATTGTAGCACGAGCCCATACTGTCTCGCTAGTGGGGGCACTGCCGGGCACATCAGTCCAAACGGCAGGGAATCCCGTCGGATCCCATGCCGTCTTGAAAAACCCGAGGATGATATCACGCGCTTGATCAAATGTCATCGCTTCACCCCGAATACATACAGGACGACTAGCGAGCCAGGCCTGAGTGCTTGCGCCCAATCGATGTTCCAGCGGACACCGTCGTCAAGAATTGCGTGGAAGTCTTCCAACGACACGTCTGTCGGCGCAACGAGTGCGACCTGCTCAACACGGTCCAGGAGCTCTTCCTTGACAATATCGCGCCCCAGGCCCGAACCAGACGCGGGCACGAACACAGCAGGCAGGGTCTTTTCTACCGCCACGGTAGGTGCGCCAGGGCCTTTCCAGGGCTTGGAAGGATCGGAGGAGGTTGCGTCCAGTTTCTGGAGCTTGACGGAGCGACCGTTCTCTGCGATCAGTTCCTGTGCAAGTTGGACGAACTCATTGTAATCGGTAGCCATCTGGTCACCTGATAACCTGGCTTGCCGAATAAACCAGCCCTCGCAACAGCATGTCCGCCGCAGGGTAAGGACGGAACAACATCGGGGTGGCACCTAGGCCGGTCTGAGGCACAGCGAATTCGGTTTCGATCGGCCCGACCTTCTTTTTCGTTGCGACAACGGTGAGACCGCTTGCATCAACCTTGAGGTCTGGCGCAAGTTCGGCAGTCAGTGCCCGCAAAGCGTACTCACAGCACGCGCGGCGCAGCTTCACAGGAATGTCCGTATCAGCGAAGTCAGCTGCACCAGTGCGAGGCCATGCCAGGGCCTGCGCGGTCGTCTTCTTGCTGCCGATGAAGCGCTGTCCGAAGCGGCCCTCGATGTAATCTGTAGCCTTGATCAGTGCGGACTGCTTCACAGCATCCGCACCCGTCCAGCCTGTCATTCCGCGGTCAGCAAAGTACCCATCAGCTTCCGCGATAGTGACGTACGAAGTGGCGTCTGCTTTTGCAGTACCGTCTTCGACAACGAACGCCATTATGCACCTCCGATCTTAGCGAAGCGACCCAGGCCGGTATCGAGTAGCACTTCGAAGCCAGCTGCCGGAGTGACCACAGCAGCGCGCTCGACATAGTCCAGCGTCATGGATTCGCCTGCCGCGAGGGCCGGAGTCTTGATCGTTCGGTTGCTGGTTCCCGCGATGGTTGCAGCGGTAGTTCCGGCAGTTGCGCCGGCTACGCTCTTGAGCGCGAGGCGCGCACCAGCAGGCAGGGTGACCGCTCCGACGGCAGGAGTATCTATCAGCGCCGCAAATGCTGTGCGGTTCTGACGCCCTTTCCGGTTCTTTGCGATCACCTGTGCCTGCTCCATTGCTTAGCCCCCGCGAGTGTTGCGACGTGCGCGAGCAGCGTCGATCGGCGCCTTCAGGTTGCTTGCCAGCTCCTTCAGGTTGATGCCGCTTTCGCGGATCAACTGCTGACGGGCAGCACGGGCTTCCAGGTTCTTGCGCTGAGCGGCCAGATAGTCCTGGATGTCGTTGCCGGTGCTGCGCTGCGGACGCGCTTCTTCCAGCTTGACGCGGAGCTCGTCTTCCTTCGCGCGCGCTTCTTCGAAAGCCTTATCGACCTCGACCTTGTGCGCGCGAATCTTGCTCACGAGCTCTTCTTGCTCGGCCAGCGCCGCTTCGAGCGCCGTGATGTCATCGGTTGCCACGCCAGCGGAACCTTCCATCTCGGGCTGTTCGGCTTGCCCAGCATCGAGGTCATCAGCTCGCTGGTCGGATTCGGTTGCCTGCGAGGCTTGCGGGGCCGTTTGCGGGGCGGCAGGGGCCGCGCTTTGCTGCTGCTCGCCGTTACCCCCTTGGCCTTGTGCTTGCGGGGCCTGCTGTTCGGCGCGGGGCGCGGTGTAGCCGGTTGCAGTGGCGCGGGAAAAGCCAGGCGCCGCCGCAGCGACAGAATCGCGGGTCAGGGCCTGGTCGGATGCCAGCATCTTCACGGTGTCCAGGCGCGGGAGACCGTCGGCCGTCCAATGGTTGTCGTTCTTGACATCCAGTTTGAGCAGTGCTTCGACAATCTTGTTCGTCATGATCGCATCTCCTTCAGAGGGTTAAATCCGAAACAGGGGTCTTGCGACCCCTGTTCCAGTGCAGATTAGAACTCGCGGGTGATGAGACGCGCGATCCGGATCTGCTTCCGCTCCGAGAAGACACGCTTCCACGAATCGGCGTGAGCCAGGTTGTTCGTGGTGGAGGCGTTGCTCGGGCCGCCGTTGGGCGGGGTGCCGGCGTAGGCGTGGCCAACCGGATGAATGATCCATTCGGTACGATTGAACAGGATGTCCTGGCCGCCGCCGTTACCGGCTGCCGGCTTGCGATCCACTTCCGTCGGCACCTTGGGCGAGCCCATGCCCCCGCGAACAGCACCGCGACCGAACAGCCAGGTGTTGAACACACCGCTGGAGCGGGGCACGCCGTCATCGACGATCACTTCGCGGCCCAGGAAGGTCGGGATGCGAACCGCATTGCCATTGACGCTGTCCGACACGAAGTCGATCAGGTTGTTCTTCAGCATGCGCGCATAGACAATGGAATGTACCATCACCATCGTGAGGTCTTCCATGCTGTCGCCCATGGTAGCGGTCGCGTCGATGAACGCTTCCGCGCTGAAGTTCGTCACGCCATCCACGAAGGCAGCGCCGGAAACGTCATGGCGCATGTCGTTCTGGACGTGCTCGGTGCCGGTGGGCGCTGCGGCGTTGTCCGCGAACACACCGTTCAGGGTCGCAACGAATGCGGCCTGCTGGCGGCGAGCCCAGTAATCGGACACCCGATTGGCGATCGCTTGCATGGGGTCCGCACCAGCGAGGTCGCCGGAAAGGTCCATGGAGCTCCAGGAGTTGTTCCGCGACAGGCGGACCTGGATCTCGGTAGCGGTGCCGATCTTGTTCGGCGTGCTGTTGGTCGAGGGGTCATCGGTCGAGACGTTTTCGGCGTCGTTATCCAGATCCTTGAACGACGGCTCGTTGAACGTCAGGCCGCCGCCCGCGAGGGCGCTGTTGAGCTGGGCATCCAGGGTGATCGCGCCGGAGCGAATCAGGCGGGACTTTTCCTGGGTCATTTGCTGGACGTAGGGCGAGAAGATCTCGGGGACGACGACGTCAGCGATACGAGTTACACCGGAAGCCATATGAATTCTCCTTCAGAAGGTTCGGATCAAGTTTGCTAGACTCGAATCCAGCACCCCATGGCCTGGCGTTCGATCGTTAATATGGCTCATGCCACAATGATCCGCAATGTAGCATGAGCCCTTCGAGGTTGCAAGCCCCCGAGCCTGATTATTTGCGGGGCTGCGGGCGCGGGCCGCCGATGGTAGTACCAGCGCTCTTGGCCAGCTGTTCGGCGCGGGAACGGTTCTCCTTGAGGATCCGACCCTGCTCCGTCATGTTCCAGCCTTCAGCGCTCCACGGGTTAGCACCTCCAGCGCCGCCGTTACGATTGCCACCAGCGCCGCCGCCTTGCGACGGGCCCCACCAGTGAGTCTTCTTGGACTGCATCTCGGTGAGCCACACGGTCGCATCGATGCCAGGGGTGACACCGACACCGTCGCGGGTAACGACACGGCCTTCTTCATTGACTTCGAGCATGCGCTCGCCGTACAGAAGAGCGTCTTCCACCGCACTGGATTGGAAGCCCTGGGCCTTGCCCACCGCTTCACGCACAGCGTCATGGATGGTGCGGGTCTTTTCCTTGGACTGGAACTGTTCCACCACACCGGAGAGCTCCTGCACCTTCTGCGCCAGCTGGCCCTTCTCGCGCTCGAGCGGGGCGACACGGGTCTTGATACGACCTTCGACCAGTTCGTTGAGCTTGTTCTCGTCCAGCTTGCCCGCCGCTGCTGCCTCCAGTTCGGGCAGACGGTCCAGGGTTGCCAGCACGTCCTCGATCTTACGATCGCCGAGCAAGCCAAGACGCTCCCGGACGACCTTGTGGTCATTCCGTTCCTTGGTGAGAGCACCTTGCAGACGGTCGATGTCTGCCTGCGTCTTCATGCCTTCCACCTGGAGTTCGAACTTACCGTTCTTCTCCACATACTCTTTCTTGACGTCTTCGGGAAGGTCGTCGATCGAATCAAGAATCGCTTTGAGAGCCATGCTCCATCTCCTAGTCAAATGCCACTCATGCGGCGGGTTGCTGACCACACCATTGTGATCAATACTTGCTCGGGTCCAGCCCAGCGGCACGGAATGCGTCAGCGTGCTTCTGTGCAAGCTCCCGAAGGGTTAGTTCGTCTCCGTTACGATGAACGAACTTGTCCAGTTCCAATCCACCGTCGCGGAACAGCTTTGCCTTCGTTACGCCCATCACTTCGTCCTGGAACGCAACGGACTGACCCTTGAGCCACGTCTGATAGCTGGTCGAGGCGGGGATCGGTCCAACCAGTTCCCGCACCCTTCCGCGCGCCCACTTGTCATAATCACTCTTCGTGCCACGCGGCAGCGCGGCACGCGAGGTGATGTCACCCAGGCCGTTCTTGTCTGCGTATTCCTTCACCAGGATCTTTTCCGTGGTGGGCTTTGCAGGACGGTCACCGGCGAGCGTACCATCAATCGCGGCGATACGCAAGGATCGGCAGTTGAAATGCAACGGCGGGCGCGGACCCTTGCCCACGGGGAACGCCTTTCCATCAAGGCTGCGACAGATAGGCGTCGTTCGGGAGTCCAGCGTCGCCACAAACTGTTCAGCGGTGAGGATGTCTGCATTGTCAGCGAACCATGCGTCGCGCGCACCGTTGGCGATGTGCTGCACAGCAGTCCGCGTGATCGTTTGAATCTGCCTACGGGTGATCTCCGTTACACCGTCAGCGCCCCTGAGCGTACCAGTCCCGACCACACGTCGCGCGATGGTTGCCATGTCCTCGCCTGCTACCATGCCTGCCTGGATGGAACTATGGATGCGGCGAATGTCGTCCGCTGCCATGGTGTCCGCCCATTCCTTCAACAGGCGACCCTCGAACGGGCGCGACAGCGCAATCTGGCGCAGGAACCGCGCGCTGGGCATCACTGTCTCAACAGCCACGGGCAGCACGGTCTTGAAGATCTCGTCCAGCTGAATCGGTTCCTGGTACGAAAGCTGAACCATCTCCTCGGTGAGGAACTTCGTTGCTTCGTCCCAGGACTCTTTCCGGATAGCGGCCAGCGTACCATGCAAGGCTTCCAGACGCTGCCACTCCACGGGCTTCGTTAGCCCTTGCATGGTGCGCAGCTTGTCGCGAATACGACGAGCCAACTCATCCTCGCTGGCGTTCAGAATCGTGGTCATGCGGTTGCGGACATACCCGCTATAGCGCAGGATGTAGATCTGATGACGCACTAGTGCGTCCAGAAACTGCTCGTTGGCTGTCTTGGCCATGGGTTACGCTCCCGCGCCACCTTGCGGAGGCTCCCGCGCTGGGTCGCCTCCTGCGCCCGTACCGCCGCCCGACGGTGCGTTGGCGTCCTCCTCGCCAATCTCTTCCATCTCGGCGTCGAAGTCCATCTTCGTCACACCGCGATCCACCAGCATCGCATGGATGGACTTCTTGGACAGCGGTGCGCCCATGGTGCGCGCGGTCATGAAATCGACCAGATCCTTACCGGACATCTCGAAGTCAGCGAACTCGAGGTTCGGGGTGACCTTCACGTCGTCAGGGTTGGCACCCATCCATTGAGCGCACATGCGCAACAGGGATTCCAGCGCAGATGCACCAGTCATCGCGATCTGGTTAAGAGCGGCAGTCTGGGCACCAATACGGGTCTGCAGAGCGGAACCGCTCTCGATGTTGTTACCGCCGGAATTGATCAACTGGCCGGAACGAGTCTCCGCGCGCTTGCGATCGTTCTCGAGCGCCTGGCGCTGCTCGGACAGACCCTGCGAATTGACGCCGATGTACTTCGCGTCACCGCCTTGCTCCACCTCGATCATGCTGCCCGCACCAGTGCGGAGCGGTGTGCCTTCGTCTTCGCTGGCGTCGGTTTTCTTGACGCCGCCCACGACGACCAGCGTGTCTTGGCCCTGCATGAACAAGTTCTGGCGGTAGTCCGCTTCACCCCGATACACTGCAAGCGCAAGCCTACCCAGGCCCAGGAGCGGAGGTTCGTCCGGTGTGCTGACGATGTCCTTCGTATTGACGAACACGAACGGGATCTTATCCAACGTCACGCCGCGCAGTTGCGGGGGCTGCATCTGCGTCTCGTCGTACGATGCAGACTGACCGTCGTTGTTCGTGAAGACGCCGACTTGATACACTGCACCAGCGCTCTCGGCTTCGTTCTCGTCCTTCGCGCCTAGCTGGAGGATGCGATACTTGGTCTGAGACACCCATTCGAAGTCGGTGCTGCGGCGGAAACCGCTTTCGTCCAGGACCACAAGGTTCAGACGTGCTTCGCCTTCGTCCGCCTCGCCGTCGTCCCAGTTCCGAACGGACTCAGCCACGTACATGGCGACATAAGGCATCGGATTGGTCGGATCGGGATTCACAGGAAGGTCAAGCAGCAAACCCACGCGCCCGGTGACAAGCTGCTCTTCGTTGATGCGCCGCAGCAGCAGCTCCAGCGGCTCGCCGTAAGCGGTAGCCTTGTCTCGGAGCGCTTCCATGGTAGCAGGCAGCTCGATCGTCGGAGCCTTCTGCCACATGAGGCCGATGTAGGCTTCCACACCTTCCTTCACGTAGTCGTGGAACACCGCGCGGAGCTTGTATGCGTCATAGGCCTCGCGCCCAGGCTTGCCCGAATCCATGCCGTCCAGTCGCATGCCCTTGGTCGGCGGCAGGTACGTTTCACCCTTCGCCTTTACCGCGCGCTCACCTCTGTAGAGGTCGCGCATGGTGACCCAATCCTCTTTGAATTCCGAATACTTCGGATGAACCGAATCAAGTGCCATTTTGCGCCTCCGTCAATAAGTGCCCGTAACTGTACCAGATTTCGTAATGATGCGTCCCATAGGCCAATGATAATCCACAAAATACCCGATCGCCGTGGTGATGTGTTGATACTGGTTCTTCTGATCCTCTTGGAAAGACGAGCCAGCCTGGAGCTGCACAGTGCTCAACCCCTTGTGGCACCACAGCGCAGTCTGAGGATTCACCTTCAACCTCACTTCACCTTTCGCATTGCAGATCATCGCACGCACAGC